GCCGCCCGCGCCACCCAATACTGAGTTACCGCCCGCGCCGCCGACCGCTGCCGAGATGCTGGCCGCGCCGCCGCCGCCCGCGTTTTGATTGACTGCTGAGTTGCCTGCAGCTCCCGTGACACCCGCGACGCCCCCGGTTGGGGCGACCGTGCTCGCCGTGGCACCGCTGGCGTAGAGTCCTGCGCCCGCGCCGCTGGTGGTTGTCCCCGCGCCGCTGCATCCGCCTTGGCCGCCACCGCCGCCGTAAGCCGTGCCCCACGTCCCGAAGGCCGTGATGCCGCCCTGTCCCCCGTTTGTTCCCGTGCCGTTGGTGACGCTGCCGCCTCCTGTGCCGCCGGTACCCAAGGTGACCGAAATGAATGTCCCGGCCCCTATCTGGGCCGCCGTAAGCTGAAACTGCAGGTACTCGCCGCCGGCGCCGGCCGCGCCGCCCATGGCCGTGGTGGCTGCCGCGACGGACATGCCGCCGCCACCGCCGCCGCCGCCGCCGACCATGATGACCGTGATGGAGTTTGGCAGACGCCCGTTGACCGCCGCCACCGTGTACGTGCCATTGGCCGTGAAGGTCTGGGTCGCGATTGCGTTGGGGAAAAGGACCATGCGACTGCCGGCCGGATCCATCTGCACCACACTGCCGGCGATCAGCAGGTCCGAGCTACAGCCCCATTGAGTGCCGGCTGCGTCGGTTATGTTGTCGAGTGACATGCCTTAGGCTCCTGAATTTAGGGGTATCTCGACCCAAGTGATGGCGGCAAGCCCCGTTACGGCGCTGTTGCAGCCGATAGCGAGAGTCTCGCCCGGCATGACGCTGGTGAAGCCCTGCAGGTCGACCGCGGGACTGCCCACGGTGAGCTGCGTGCTGGTCCCGATGAGGACGCCACAGAGCTCCTGCCAGTAAAGCGTATTGCTGCCGGTGCCGGCTGCCGTCCCGTTTATAACGGAGAAGGTGCCGCATACGACGGCCACTCCGGTCTGGGTCCCGATCGCGCCGGGCGACAGGATGACCCCCGGAAAGCCCGATAGGTTGGCGACCGATGCCGTTCCGCAGGCTGTGAATTTAAGCAGTCCCCACGGCGATGCCGCGGCGACGCCCGCCACCCCGGTAGGCTCAAGCGCCACCCTAAGGGGCACGAGCTTGACCGGCGTCTTGCCGGCGGGTGTTGCGGGGTTATTGAGGGCGAGACCAGAGTAGCTTACCGCGGGGCCAGCGCTGAAGGTTACCGCGGTGCCGAGAGCCACCTCGTAAACGTTCCCGGGGGGCGTGTACGGGCCTTGGTTATTAAAATTCCAGATCAGCATGCATGCCCTCCGTCCTTAGTCGGCAGCGCCGACAGCTGCTGGCGTTGCACCACGCCGCCGGCGCCGCCTACGGCTAAACCACGCCAGGAGTCCCAACAACGTGGGAACGTGGGCCGCCCGTCTGTATAGCAGAACGCGGGATTATTGTAAAGTTGGCCGAGGCCCCGTGACGCGTGCGCGGGGAAAATTTTAGCGAGTTAAATCGCTTCGTGTCTTCTTGCGGTGCTCTGCGGGTGACAAGATCTGAAGATTCTTGCAGCAGTGCAAGCCCCCTTTGCATAGCGGGATGACGTGGTCTACCTCGTGGCCGAGGGCGCGGGCCTTCTGGTAAACGAGTTTGAAGTCCGCCTGGGAGCAGCAGGAGCACACGGCACTGAGCTTGCGGGCCCGGTATCGTGCTCGTTTCGGCCTTACCTCGTCGGGCGTCCGTTTACGCCGGTCCTTGGGCCTTCTTGGTCGGTACGGCAAAATTGTCAGTGGCAAGCGCAGTTGAGTCATGACACCGCGGCGCCGACGCCAGCGTTTTAACCAACCGCGTACCGACTCGGGATGAGCGGTGCGCCACCGTTTTTGATATCGCCTGTCGTCTTCTGGATTTCGTCGCATGACGCGAATATTACCCGGCTTCCTGACGCGCGCGCAAGCCCAAAATTATAAAATTTTCAACTCGTTACGCGCGAGCCATTTGCATGTCCGTCAGTTGTGAGTAGGGCGCGGGGCGCGCGGCCTAAACCCTCCAAACGAGGCAGCGACCAAGCAAACCGGAAGGCTCATGGGGGTTACTGAAAGCATGCTTCCATACCTCCCTAGTGCATGCCTGTATGACGCGTTACACCGTAATACCGGCGGCCCTGGCGTGGGTCGGTAGGACGGTTGGATGGTCATACTGGACAGCTCGCGCACGTGCTACGCGTAATTAGAAGAGGGGCGGCGTCGTCGGGTGGTCCAAAGAACGGCGCACAGGTGAAACAATCGCCGACACACTGTCGATTAACTCACTAATGAGACAATCTATTGTCGGACAATGCCTTGCGCGGCTCCCGCCACCCTGAATATTACGAAAACTTAATGATAAAAGTGTGATCTGCCTCTAGCTTGCTTCGCAGTAACGGGAGTATAACGTGCCCTTAGTTAGTTAATGCAATCAGGAGTTGCATCAATGAGCGCACGATATAACGACGCTGGCAGCGGGCCGCACGACGGGGCTGCCAGGGAAGATGGCAACATCAATTGCGGCTGTAAGCACGACGGCTTGCGTTGGATTGAATTCTGTGACGCCGCTCGCCGGGGGTGGCAGGCAACACACGCGCGTGCTGCGCTCGAGCACGCTAATTCACAGTGGGACGAGGTGCAAAAATGAGCAACCGAGACACGTACAACGTTTTGCGCTCGCTTGAGCGCGCGGGCATTAGCTACGAGGATGCGACCGCACTGCGGCGCATATCGCTGGCGCTGCGGCGTTGGAACGAGCGCGAGTGCAACGGTGAAGTAGAGCGCGACGAAGATACCGGCAAGGTATATGCGGTCTATAACATAGATGGGCCGGGGCCGATCAATCGTTTCCCTACCGCAGACAAAGAGCGCGGCGCGCAGAAGAGATTGGCCGCGATCATGGCGCGCTATCCCAAGCTCGGCGCGTACGAGCAAGGCGACCCGCGCGGCTGTGCGCTCTACATATACCTGCACGAGGACTTAGACCGGTTTGCGGCACGCGTTCAAGAGCGCACCGTCTCTATATCGTCGTGTTACTCATCAATCGGCATAGGAGTTTACTAACCGTGAAACCGTGGTATTACGATGATGCCGAGAAACTCCGGCAACGCCTCGAAAAGGACCTAATCCCGTTCGAGCGTATAGAGGAGACGTGGTTCACTGAGCCTAAGCAGTCCGCGCAGCAACACGCCGCGGATGTTTGGGGTCCTGAGCGCACCAAACGCGCTCGCAACGTGGGGTAAGCACACATGATTCCTTTTGAGCGTTGGTTTTCTACCGGTAGCGGTCGCATTGAAATCCGGCTTTCATTGGATGATGCACTCGACGGTTCGCATTCAGGACCGTGCGATGCTGATATAGCGGATCTGCGCACCGTGCCCTATATCGCTGAACAACTAGCAGCGCTAGATCCGGCGCTATTGAGCGCGGAGTTAAAAGAATGGGGCGCGTGGGACGAGACTGAGCGCGCGGACCACGACGCTAACTTGTCTCGTATCCTTTGGTTAGCGTGCGGCGATATCCGCGAAAACGAGGAGTAGAGCACACATGGCCAAACCGATCGTCCGTGTTCTGTTTCGCATTGGGGGGCCGTCAGACCCCGCGAACGTGACCGCGGTGTTTGATGATGTCGACATTGCGCCCGCTAGAAACTGCGACGGCGTGTGCTACGCGCACGTTGGACAGCATAGCGACTACCGCAATGCCTGGTTCTATCGCACACGGCCCGCGAAGCCTTCAGAGTACGCGGACTTGTTATCGGAACTGCGCAGCGTCTATATCGACTGCCGAATCGTCATCGCAAAGCGGCGCACCGTGCGCCACGGGAGCATATGAAAATGGCAAGCATTCTCGTGTTTCTGTTTCACTTCGCACTTTGGTGGCTGGCGATTAGCGTGTTGGTAACCATATGCATACCGCTCGCGCTTTGGCGCCTAGGTGCCTCATACGATGAACCGCCGACGCGGCCAGGAGATATGGAGTGATTTTCCTAATTGACTTGCTGATATGGGTCGGCGTTGCCGCGCTGACGTTGGTGCTTTGGTATCGCGAGGAGCGTTGCTAGTGCGCCAACTAATCCCGACAGCAGTAGCGCTTGCGTTGTGTGCGTGCGGTGGCGGTAGCAGTAGCGCGCCGTCAGCACCGCCGACGCCACCATCCTACACTTGGACACTTGCAACGGATCACGCTGCATACGCGGGCCGTGATGGCGCGGGCATTGTCGTGCTCAATGGCGCTGCCTATATGCTAGGCGGATGGCGTACCGTCAATGAGGCTGAGAGCACACCGAACTTTCCTGAGACTGGCGATTGGGGGTGCTGCACTACTAGTGAGGTGTGGCGCAGCACTGACGGCGTTAATTGGACGCTGCTAACGGTTGCGCCTTGGACGGGCCGCCATATGGCGGGATGGGTCGCCTTCAACGGCAAGCTTTGGGTGTTCGGTGGTGACTCTAATCACGGGCATTACATGCACGATGCCTGGAGCTCGCCCGACGGCATCAATTGGACGCAAGAGGCCAGCGACCTACCGTGGGGTGACCGCGTGTTGCATTACGCTGTTGCTTTCAATGGCGCTGTGTACGTCATGGGCGGCCAGCAGCTCCCCGAGTCGATTACACCTGCACCCGTGCCCTACCCCACAACGCCGACCTATTACTCGGACGTGTGGCGGTCCGCGGACGGCACGCATTGGAGCAAAATAGGCAACATGCCCTCCGCCCTCGGCATGATCTGCGGCAGCGTGGTCTTTAATGGCGAATTGTGGGTGGTGGGTGGCGGGCAGTATGGAGATGACTCCCTGGGCACCGCAGGAGTCGCCACAAACAACGTTTGGTCTACCGCCGACGGTATCACGTGGACGCAGCACGCTGTCCCTGCGTGGTCTGGCAAGCGGTACCACAATGTGCTGGTGTATCGTAACCAATTGTGGGTTCTCGCTGGCATGGGCGCCGACGGTGGCGGCTATTCAAATGAAGTCTGGCACAGCGCCGACGGCGAGACATGGCAGCAGCTCCCTAGCACGCCGTGGCTGGCACGCCATGCCGCCAGCGCCTTTGCGCTCAATAATGCCCTCTGGTTCACTGACGGCACGACGGACGCAGGTATTGAAGTAAACGACATTTGGCAATTAACGGAGACACCATGAAAGCCTTCACTCGTTTAATTAATCAATTGCTTGGGCGCGATTACTGGCCTAAAGAGCAGCACCCGACTTATTTTCGCGAGCCGGGGCGTCGATGATATTCGCCCCGCCCACTGTCCGGACATTTGAGCGCGTCAAACTTGCCGCCTTGCTCTACGGCTCTGCCATTCTAATGGCCTTGGCGCTGGCATTGATGGGGGCGGGGCCGTGACGCCGCTGGTGCTCCGATCGCCCCGCCTTGAGCCGCGTAGAGCGCTGGGCATGTGCCTGCCGATAATCCGCCGGCGCATCTTTACCCTCAGGTACCAACCGTGGCGTCTGCGCCAGGATGACCGTCTTATTTGTTTGGGCGCCGGGCCATTGTTGATTAATGGCCAGGATGACCGTCTTATTTGTTTGGGCGCCGGCCCCTTGAATCCAGACCCTGTTTGTGTTTAAGATGGCTTCAATCCAAAAGAGGCACTTCCTATATCTTTAAAGAGGTCATCTTATAATTATAATATGATCTATAATAAGTATAGAGACTATGCCTTCTGTGGATTCTAGCCCACTTAAACGCAAGGAGACTCGACCGCATGGCTGGTAGACCGAGAATAGGCGAGATGGCGACTGTTCGCATTCGTTATGACGTGTTGATGGCGCTGTTTGATTTAGGCACGACGTCCCCCAAGCGTTGGGACGCGCGCAACTTGAAACTCGACAACGACGGCAAGGAGGCGCCGCCTGTGGTCACCCGGAGTCTGTCTGTGGGCATTCAACGCCTGTTCGATCTGGTTGACCCTGCGGTATTGAAGGCAGCCACGGCGGGTTACGAGGCGCAATACCAGAAGCGCGTTGAGGCGTGGCAGCGGCAGGTGGCGCGCAAAGAGGCTAAAACCGCGCGACACAACAAACGGGCCCATTGGGATTAGTTAACTTAGAAGATGACCTCTATAAAGTTAGAGGGTATGCACATTCTTCTTCAAAAGCGCTGGTACCCCCTGTTTCAGAGGCTTAACGATTTAATTTCTATTTTCAGGAGAATTTCCAAATGCTGATTAAATTCATCGACGGCACGCAGCGAGAGATTGAATTAAAACCGTTCGCCAACCTGAGCGAGGCCGACCTGAGCGGGGCCGACCTGCGCGGGGCCGACCTGCGCGGGGCCGACCTGTGCGAGGCCCACCTGCGCGGGGCCGACCTGTGCGGGGCCAACCTGAGCAGGGCCGACCTGTGCGGGGCCAACCTGAGCAGGGCCAACCTGAGCGAGGCCAACCTGAGCGAGGCCAACCTGAGCGGGGCCAACCTGCGCGGGGCCGACCTGTGCGAGGCCAACCTGCACAGGGCCAACCTGCGCGAGGCCGACCTGCGCGGGGCCAACCTGCGCGGGGCCCACCTGAGCGAGGCCAACCTGAGCGAGGCCCACCTGCGCGGGGCCGACCTGTGCGGGGCCAACCTGTGCGAGGCCAACCTTACAGACACAAAAGGGCTGGAACAGCAATGTATCCTGCCTGAGGGGGACATAGTGGGGTATAAGAAACTGGCGGATGGCAGCATTGCGGTGCTGCGCATTCCCGCGAGTGCTAAGCGTGTCAACGCCCACGGTTCGCGCAAGTGCCGTGCAGAGTACGCCTTGGTGGTCTCCGGCACGGGCGACGCAAGGCACAAATGTTTTGCGTACGCCCCCGGTTGGATCTATCCCGACAAGTACGACCCAGATCCGCGCGTCGAGTGCTCACACGGCATTCACTTCTTCATCACCGAGCAGGAAGCAAAGGACTACTAAAAATGACATGGGATCACAGTTCCGCAGCTCAGGCACGGCGTGCTCGTGGCCGCACTAAAATGAGACCCGAGCACCGCTTGGTGCCTCAAACGTTCTGCGTATCGCGGGAGCAGCTTGATTGGCTCGAGAGGCAGGAAGTAAATCCGAGCGAATGGGTGCGCAACGCCATCATGGCCGCCGGTGGTCCTGCCTACCGCTCGGCAGCACAGCGCAAGTCAGCAGCATACATCGCACGCACTATCGCGGCAGAGCGCAAGGCCTCACCGCCAGAAGGAGACGAGCCATGCCTGTAGTAATGGCAATCGCACTGATCGTGTTCGCGTGCAGCGTGGCCCACAAAGCTCGCAGTACCGAACTCTTCAGTGATATGGACTCAGCGGCACGTGCAGCGCTGATCGCCGACGCGCGTTGCAGCAACGGCGTGCGCGAGTGCGGCGGTGTCATCTATCAGGATGACATATCACAGCTCTACACCTATACGCCCCCAGCCACGGACAACAAGCCCTTCGGTGTAACCGTGCTGGAGCTATGGACCATCAAGCCGCCCTTTGGGCTTAAGGTGGTGGCCGATCGGCACGTCCATATCTGTGACCCACGCAACCACCGGTTGGCTGAGTATTTCTCGCCGGCGGACGCATTGGTCAACGAGGGCTTTCACATCATCGGCTACATGGCTGACGAGTGTACGGGGCGCATCCACCGCTTTGACCCACTCGAGCGTCCACGCGAGGTTGAGGTTGTGCACTTCACAAACGGACGCGAGCTTGAGCTACCACTTGGACACATCACGGGGTTCATCAAATGAGCACAGGCATATCCAGTCCTATGAGCATTCTCAATCCGGCGGGATTTAAACAAGGGCACCCGGGCAGCCCCGTGCCGTATCCTGAGGATGACACGCCGCCGACGCACGCCGACACGCTGCCTACGTTCAGCGAGACGTGCCTGCAGACGCACACCGAGGCGCAGTGCAACACCATCGTTGACCACCAGAACCATGTGGCGTACGGCGTGGTCGGTGTGCTAGCGGTCATAGGCTTTATCTGTGCACGGAAGGGCAGGTGGTGAGGCGCGCAGGCACCGTTGCGGTACGGCAGCAATACCGCGCGTTTGTCGGCCCACCCAAGCCGCGCACGCAGAAGCGGTACGTGCCCAAGGGGTGGAACCGCCCGAGCGCCAAGCCCAGGCTTGAGACCGAGATTCAGCGCCTTTTGCAAGAGTTTGCAAAGGCCGCAATCGTGGCGTATAACGAGGATGCGGACCGGTTGGCTTGAGGGATGGTAACCCTACAGCGTGCTCTCACCGGCAATGTGCGGCGTCTCCCGGTCCCATCTTAATTCGCCTCAGGAGGGCGTATTGTGAATCCACCCTTTCGCTGGTTCATAGGTCTTGCACTCATGGCAGTCGGCGTCATCATTTTGATGCTCGCCAACAGCTGCTCGCACTGTCACAACTGTTACCAGGGCTTGAACGAGGCATCGCATATCTCAAGCGAGTCATGGAGCCAAGATAACTTAAAACAGTTTGACTCCGGCTGCCCCACTGCGATCTACGTCAACAACCGCTACGGATTTTTGGAGCTGTGTCCATGACGACCGTCTACGTGCTTTTGCTTCACTACGTGGTGACCGGCATCGGGATGGACGAGTTCATCGGTGTTTATCCCACGTACGCCGAATGTCGCACGTTTATCGACCGCCTGCCGGACAATGACGAAGGCAAGCATAAGCTCTGGTGCCGCTCGGCTATGGTGCAGTAATGGGCGCCCTCCTCGCAACCTTCGGACTCAAGGACTGCATCTACGGCGTGCTGATCGCGGCGGCGCTCGCGTGGGGCGGCTGGACTTACCACAAATACGAGGCAGCGCTCACCTTCGCGGCCGACGTGAAAGCGGAGAGTGCCGAAGCGCTCAAAGAAGCCTCCAATCAGATCATAGACCAGAACGCGGATTACACCGCTAAACTCAAAGCTTCACAGGACGCCCTCAATGTACAAATTACTGCTGGCATCGCTCAGTCTAACGCTCTGTCTGCTAGGTTGCGCGAGTACGAAGCCAATCGTTGTCCCAACGCCGTGCTACCAAGTGCCACCGCCGCCCCCGCGGGTGCAGCTGCAGGTCCCTCAAGCGTTGATAGCGCTGTCAACGGCCTTATCTCCGCCGCAATCCACGACAACGCCGTCTGCACCGAAGAGCGTGCCGAGCGCGACGCACTGACTGGCAAATGAGATACTGCACGCATCCGTCGCACACGGCGCCCGAATTTTGCGTATGCGAGGCTGACGAGCTCGTTCGAGAAATCGAGCGGCTGCGCGGGATAGCACAGAGAATGTACGACGCCCACCGTAACATCAGCTTCCACTCTCCAAAGATGCGGCGTGGGCACTGCCCAACGTGCGACGGCTACCGCGAAGCCCTGCGCCCCGCTGACGAGACGGACGACTATCGATGTACGGGGTGCAATTCAATCGACCCGTACGAACACCACAGCAATTGCCCAAATAGAGCATCGGGTAAAACAGACGGTGGCACATGCTCCAAGTAGGCGACCAGCATCAATGCCAGTGCAAGCACTGCGGGAAACTGTTCTTTACCACCCAGTTCACCATAGCGCCGTGTCGCCAATCAGGGCGGGAGACCGAAATGCTAGAGACACTAAAACCGGAGATGGTCGTACAGCAGTTTGTCGTTAAGCACTACACATCAGAGGAACGCCCAACTATCAAAGGCAATGGCTTCGACGGTCTAGAAGTAGGGGAAGACAGAGAGGATGCCGAGGAATTTGTGGGCTGGTTAAATGAGCGATTCTCAGATATTGACCGGCTGCGCGAGGAGTTAGACACGCATCTCAAGGTGCACTTGGGCGTAGTCAGAGAGAACATTAGGCTACGCAGGGCATTGAAAAGCCTAGTCGATTGGACTACGGAAAAAACTCCGGGGTGGGCGCCTTTGGAACAGGCGCGAGCCGCATTAGCTGCGGAGAGCGAGACTCCTCTCCCATGAATATTTGCGCGTGTATGGGTTGTACGAGATACAACGAGCGAGGCCAGTGCGAATGCGGGGCCCACTGCAACTGCCGTTGCACAAAACGAGATCAGAAACCCTCTGGCTGGCTCTCAGGACTGACGGAGGAAGATGTGCGTAACATCGTTAGAGATGAGTTGGGCAAGTCCGATGCGCCGTAAAACACTGAGAGAGCGCGCTAGGGCCTACGCGGATAGCTTCGCGATTCCCGAGCATCGCTGCTTTCCAGAGAACCCAGACCAACGTAATCTCAGAAGCCGTATTTGCTGGCTAGCTGGCTATCGCGCTGGTAGGAGAGACAGACGCACAGCGGTTTCCATAAAAGAAAATCTCAAATGAGTAGAGTAGGCGTCTGGATTAATAACCACAATAACGCGCAGCATTTGGCAGGCGCCATATCCTCGGTACTTAAGCAGAACTACCGAGACTTTACGCTATATGCCGTGGACAATTCTACGGATCCGGCGGCAACGCAGATATGGGCCGACGCTTTCGCTGCTGACAACCGCATTGTGCTTGTGGAACTGCCGGAGTCGCTCAAGCGGCGCGGCATACCCACAATGGATTACGCTTGGCGTTTCCTGAATGACAAAGGTCACGACTATACGATCACGCTCGGCGGCCATGACTTCTGGGCGGAAGACACCCATCTTGAAGTGCTCGTCAATCGCATGGATGCAGAGCTCAAAGCATTCGGACCCGAGGGCGCCTCTCTACTCTACTGCGACACTTGGCAGGTGAATGAAGCGACTGAGATCATCGGACGCTTTCAGAACATCATGCAGTTCCGGCAGGTGCCGCGCGCGTTCATTCCCCAAGCCGTGATTACCACCATAGACAGTCCGCAGTTCTTTGGCCTGTGGAACGAGACGATCCGCCGCAAGCTTCCCATCCGCCATCTATGCAGCGGTTTTGACCATCTCATTGTGATGGAGGCGGCGCTCCGCGGCGCGATCCTCTACGAGGGCGGCGCCAAGTTCATTATGCGGGCGCCAAAGCCCGACGACGACACAAGCAAGTACGGCCTGCGCCATCTCTCGGATGAGGTATTGGCGGCCGGCCCGCAAAGCTATATCGACCAGCTTGAGTGGCTCGCGCACGCCGTGGACCTTGCCACCGACACACTGCCGCCGGAGGCCAAGGCCAGCTACAAGATGATGCTCACGGCCAGTATCGTGGACGCTTATTGCGTGCTGCGCGGGTATAATTTGCTCCACGTTCCCGGGGCTTATCAGGCGTTTACGGCCAATCCTTTGACGATCGACATGATGAAGGGCGCACACCACACGTACCGGATGCTGAACAGCCTGATTCAGGGGTCCAAGCCCCGAACTTGACAATAAGTGCCGTTTGGTGTTTACATAACCCCAACGGCAGTCCTCTTGCAGCCTTCCCTGCGGACTCTAGCGTCCGTGATGTCGGGAGGCGACTTTCATAAGAGGAATCCACAATGTCAGGCGTCAATGCCAATTTTCAGTTCGGGTTAAGCGCTACCGTAGGTACCGCCGCCCAGTCTCGCTCGTATGCCTACGACGAGTCGCAGTACATCCAGACCGACCCAGTACAGTTTGAGCTTTTCTCAAACGGTACTGCCACCGTTTCTCAGGGCGCCGCGGCTGCCGCGTTCGTCACGAGCTTCAATAAGCAGCTGAAGTCACTGACCGCGATTCCGTACGTGGTCAAGGGCATCTCCACCACGACTGAAGTCACGGCCGCCGGTGGTGACTACTTCCAGCTCTACCTTATCAGCCAGTACGCTCAGGTGTTCGGCACCGCGACTGGTCCTTCGTACTTCGTCTCTGGCGTCAGCACGGGGACGTTCTACGGCTCGAGCACGCAGACGGCGACCAACGTTAACGTGGTGCAGATCTTCAACGTCATGACCTTCATGACCGGCCAGTCGGGCGGCGTGAGCGGCACGGCGCTGGCGCAGGGCACCTCGGGCTTGACCCCGCAGTGCGTGCAGCTCTCGGGCGGCACGTTCACGGTGGTTGTGTCCAACGGCGTCGGCACCAACACCCAAGGCGGCTACGTGTTCCCGATCGGCCCAAATGGTGGCCTCACCATCCAGCCGGGCGACGTTCTGATCGTGACCAAGGGCACCGATACCGGACAGCTCTATGTCGGAGAACTGGAACTGACCTTCAGCCCCGGTGGCCTCGTCACGCGGTAAGAAGAATCGACTTAAGTCGATCACGGAAGCCGGGCCTTGCGCCCGGCTTTCTCTTTATGTAAGCTGCGAATTCTGCCCCAACCAGGATGACGGCATGACGCTCTTTCTGTTCCTAGTCGGCGGCCTAGCAATCTGGGCGCTGTTCTCGCTAGGCGGCCCCGACGAGGGTGACCGCCGATGACATGGTCCCCGCTGCGCCCCAATACCTTCAATGAGACGCCCAAAACGCGTTGGCGCGCAATCCCGTACACCGCCGGCAAGGGCCTTGATCTTGGCTGCGGTCAGGAGCGCCTGTTCGACACCGAGTTCGTGCTCGGCATAGACAACGGCTACGGCGCCGAGCGCTGGGGCATGAAGGTGATGGCGAACATCCGCGGTGACGCGCGCCAGCTACCTTTCTCTGCCGGCGTGTGGGACTACGTCTACTCGTCTTTCCTCCTGCAGACCTTTCCGTACAAAGAAGTGCCGGACGTGCTGCGGCACTGGATGAACTGTGTCAAAGTGGGCGGCTGCTTGATTCTATACTTGCCGGATGAGGATCAAGTGCCAAAGGTCATTGAGCCTGAGCGCGACATCGCGCCGGAGCCTGGCGCGGACCCCGACCAGAAGTGGAACGTGAATTACGCGCGCGTCGTGCAGGCCATGGAGAAGCTCGCATTCAACTGGGACCTGTGCTGCTTCGAGAAGTGCACGCGCGAAGAAGAGTACGCGCTGTTCTTTGTGTTCAGGCGGCTAAAGTGAGCGGCATGATTCCCATCAACATCGGCGTCGAGGGCTTCACCGCGCTGCACAACGGGTCAACCTCGCTGGCGCAGCTCAAGCGCAACACTGATGCTTCAATGCGCCTCCACAAGATCCACGGTGGCGGCGGCCACTGCATGCCGTGCTGCCTCGAGCCGTGGGAGATCGTGCCCATGATCGAGATGGCTGCGACCGCGCCCGAGGGCTGCTTCGTCGAGGTCGGCGTGTATTGGGGCGGCACCGCGCATCACCTGAGCGCGCTTGCCAAGACGCAGGGACGTCCGGTCTACCTCTACGACACTTTCGAGGGCATGCCGTACAAGGACGCCGAGGACGCCAATCATGGAGTGCCTGTGGGCGAGCTCAAGACGGGCATGGCGCGCGTGCGCGGTTTCTTGGGCAAGTATCCGACGATTGTCAAGGGCATCTTTCCGTGCGAGCCAATGCCGCCTGCGCCCATTGCTTTCGCGCACGTCGACGTCGACGCCTACCGCTCGACGCTTGAGACATGCATCGCGCTAGAGGGCTTGATGGCGAAGGGCGGAATCATGTGGTTCGACGACACGGCTGGCGGCCCCTTCGGCGGCCTCGACGGCGCGCGCCAAGCTATCCGCGAGCTCAGGTACGAGTGTTCCGTCGACCCCATCACCAATCGCTGGTTTACGGTGTTCGAATGAAATGCCGCCTCTGCGCCGCGCCGCTCAACTACCCCATCCTCGACTTGGGCGAACAGCCACCGTCGAATGACTTCTTCAGCGGCACGCACATCGCCGCGCGGTACCCGCTGGCAATCGCGCAGTGCACCAAGTGCAGCCTGCTCCAGCTCACGGTGGACGTGCCGCCGGACTCAATCTTCAATGTTAAATATGCTTTACATTCTAGTAAGGGCTCCAAGCAATGGCTTGATCACGTTGAGAGTTTAGCCCGGCAAATAGAGAATCGTTTCAATCTGACCGAGGACAGTCGAATCATTGAAGCAGGCAGCAACGATGGGTACCTGCTGCGCAACTTCCAAAAAGGCCGTGTCCTCGGCGTGGATCCAACCGGCATCCCCTCAACCGTCCCCACGATCAAAGCCTATTTCAACAGTGAACTGTCTTACGATCTCTTTCCGGCGGATATCATCATCGCGCTGAACACCGTGGCTCAGATCCCCGACTTGCGGGACTTCTTCCGTGCCGTATCGCGCGTACTCAAGCTCAACGGTACGGCCATCCTTGAATTCCCGAATCTCGTGACTACGATAAACCAGACACAGTTCGACACGATCTATCACGAGCACTACTCCTACCTCACCGTTCAGGCCTTGCAGAACGCGCTTCCGGCGTTTGGGCTGTGTGTCTATGACGTCGAGCATTTGCCGACGCACGGCGGCAGCCTGCGGGTTTTCATCGGCACGAGCTGCTCCGTCCACGATAGTGTCAACGCGCAGATAGAAGCCGAAGAAGCGCTGGATCTGGTAGCCTTTCGCGAACGTGTCTACGCGGTACGTCTCAACTTCAACAATTTCATGACGACCGCCGAGTTCGCAGGACTCAAGGTCTGCGCATATGGCGCAGCCGCGCGGGGCAACACCTTCCTCAACTACTGCAAGCCGTATTGGGCGCAGCACCATGCGCTTCACATGATCGGCGACGTCAACCCTGAGAAGATCGGTAAGCTGGCGCCAGGCACCGCGCTGCCCATTGTGAGCGAAGAGGATCTTATTGCCGCGGAGCCGGACTACATCCTGCTGCTCTGCTGGACCTGGAAGGACGAGGCCGTGAAGCGCCTGCGCAACCGCGGGTACAAAGGCTCGTTCGTGACTGCGATTCCCAGATTGGAGGTTTTCAGCTAATGGGGCGTCCTCGGCAAAGCCTATTAGTGCGTTTTTGGCGGCATGTGGACGTCCGACTCGGCCACTGCTGGCTGTGGAATGGATGGCTCGATAAGGACGGATACGGCGCCATGCTTGATCGGGCGAGCGGCAAGGTTCTTAAGGCGCACAGGGTATGCTACGCGCTATTCCGAGGAGAGCCCACCGGGGCTGTCGTGCGTCATAGCTGTGATACGCCTAAGTGCTGCAATCCGGCGCATCTTTTGCTGGGCAGCGTTCAAGACAACATCGACGATCGCGTAGCTAGAGAGCGCACGCCGCGCGGCGAACAGCACTGGCGTTCCAAGCTTACAAACGTGCAACGGCGAGAAATATTTTTAGCGGCAGGCACACACGAGGCGATATCAAAAAGATTCGGTGTTTCGCGAGCACTTGTTTCCTTAATAAAAGAAAAGAAGATCAGCGCGCATGTCAATACATAAATTTTCACACAGGAATATTCTTAATCCTGAGAACAAAAAGACAGCCTGCGTGGTCAGGTACGGAGCTTTTGGTGATGTTGTGCAAGCCGTCAGCATCGTCAATCAGCTAAAGAGAGAGAACTACCACGTCACTTTCATGTGCCAATTTCCGGGCAGTGAAGTCGTGATGAACGACCCGAATATCGATCGGCTCGTGGTGCAGACTCCGAACCAAGTCGCCATCGGCGAACTGGGCCGGCTTTGGGTGTGGTTCGAGCTCTACGGCGCTCCGGGTAACAAGCGCTTCGATTTTTGGATCAACCTCACGGAATCCGCGGAATCTAACTTGCTGGTTGGCCCTGGCAATGTGAAGTTCGGCTGGAGCCCAAAGGGGCGCCATATCTTCATGAATCACAACTACGTGGAGTTTCAGCACCAGATCGCCGGCGTGAAGTACGTACCCAGCTTCAAGTTCTACCCCACGGAAGCCGAGATCAAGTGGCGCGACCAAGAGCGCGCCCGTATGCGGAAGGCCGGCATTGACAAGCTGATCATGTGGGTGCTTGGCGGCTCAAGCCGCACGCACAAGGTCTATCCGCACACGGCGGTCATCTGGGATCACCTGCTGCAGCACTACCCGACGTGGGGCGTGGTAACTGCCGGGGATGCCAGCTGTGCTGAGTTCGAGCGCGGCTACGAGGCCAAACCTCGCATCTGGTGCGCATCAGGTAAGCACTCCATCCGCCAGACACTCACCATGATGGAGATCGCTGATGTGGTGGTGGGTCCCGAGACCGGCGTCATGTCTGCGGCGGCTTTCTATCCGATGCCCAAGATCGTATTCTTATCGCACAGCACCATTGAGAACCTGCCGCGCGATTGGGTCAATTGTACGCCCATGTGGGCACCCAAGACCGAGTGCCCCGGCCGCGGGAAGAACGAGGTTTTGGCTTGCCACAAAATGTTGCCAACGTTCGAGGGCTGCCGCCGGCACGACACATACGGCACCGCTCAGTGCGTGGCCGAGATTCTTCCCGAGTGGACTTGGGACACATTGCAAAATTGTATGAGAGGAACCGCGCCCAAATGGGAACCGCCGAGCGAGTAAAAGAATGTCCGCTTTGCAAAGGCCGCGGCGTCACGCGCGAGACCGAGCCCGAGCTTGAGCGCGTGGAGCTTGACAACGGCAAGAAGGCGTGGCGCACTGCGCAGCAGGGCAGTGGCTGCCCCAAGTGCTTAGGCACCGGACGTGCTAGCTAAGAACCCCCGACATCCTTTACACTGCGATCATAGGAACTCGGCCCCCGACGGGCTGTGCTACGATTGCCACTCGCGGCCCGTGAAGCCGCATGTACCGCAGCAGGAGACTGAGATGAGCAACGGTTTAGTGATTGACAAGGTGCCCAAGATGTGGGGCAGGGAAATCATCCTCCACAACGACGAGCGCTATTGCTGCAAGCTGCTCCAATACGACGGCGTGCGCATCAGCTCCCGGCACTACCACGAGAAGAAACACGAGACCTTCGTGATCCTCAAGGGCCGGTTCGAGATCGACTGGTACTCGCTTGATGATGAGAAGGCGCAGGGCAACAACAGCATGGGTCCTGGTGGCGTCATATCGCTCGACCCGCGCACCGTGCACCGCGTCAAGTGCCTGTCGCCGGAGGGTGGCATCATTATCGAGGCCAGCTCGCACGATGACCCCAATGACTGCGTGCGCATCGAGCCCAGCGTAAATCCCTTCGGCCAGTCGACGTGAACAACACGTATTTCTTGGTGCTGGCGCGTAGCGTCGATATCCTCGCGTGCTCGTGGATCTGGCGCGACTACGATATCACCATCAGCAGCATGTGCGGCCTTGAGCTGCGCAAGCCCGCGCCCGCGCGCTGGGCGAAGATTCTCGGCGGAGCGCTCAACTGGCTACAGACAGGGCATTGCGAGTCGGCCATTGCTGCCGACATAACGCGCTGCAAGGCGGCGCTGGGGGTTTTAGGTGGATGAGCGGAAGATCATGCTTGCGTATCTGCGCATGATGACCGATCGTCAGGACTGGCATGCGGTGTGGGATGCTGCAATTGACTTGAAGGTGCTGGATGAAAGACAAGCGCGACAAGAACACAAGAGATTGGGTGGACGACGACGAAGAGCGTCGGTTCAAGGAAGAACGCAAAATGGTTCGCGACAAGCTCAGGCAGGAAAAGAGTGAACGGCAGGGCCGCAAAGAAGCTCCGGCGGATCGCCCGAAGCCTAGGGCTTGACCCCGAGACGCGCTATACACCCGGCGGCCCCCTACGGCGTCGCGCCGGTTACCGGGACGAGGCCGGTGTGTGGCAAGAGGGCGCACCGATGCCCCGGCCTGCGATCCTGACGTCGTGTGAGCGGCGCGCGTATCGCGAGGCCAAGAAGATCTACCTGAATAAGCCGATCAGCATGCTGATGCCCGAGGAAGTCAAAGAGAAGGCATATCAAGCGCAGGTCGTCGATTCGATGAGGCAATATGCTAGCCAAGATTGACCATCCGCAATATCACCCGACGCGCCTTAAATCGAGCGTTAAGCCGGCTAAAGTGCCTTTTAAGGCGCAAACCGATACCAAACAGGAGTGGCGCGGCGGCGCGAAGGTTCACAAGAAATGAGCTACGCGCTTCCTCCCCTGCCACCGGATGACGAAGAGCATCCGCTGGAAGAGGCTGGCCGCATGCTGCTGATGGCTATTAAAGTCACGGCAGTCGGAATCGCATTGGTTGACCTTTTTCTGATCTGTTACTCAAAATGACACAACGCGAACTAGCAGTCAGCCTCGGCAAGAAAGAAGACTTCGCCGTCATCGATCGCACTTGGCGTGGCACGTTCGCGCAGCTGGTCGAGCGCCTGCTCAAGAACGTCAAGGACGCGGACGACAAAGCCACCCCCGGCTGGGTCTGCGGCGCTGCATTTGAACCTGAATATCGCCACAGCTCGAATTTCAAAGAGCGCAACTTACTGAGCCTCGACTATGATCACATCAAGCCCGAAGACGTGGAACGTGTTCTCAAGTTGGCGCGAGGTTCCGCCTACCTTGCTTACACTACGTGGTCGCACACTCCAGATCACCCGCGTCTCCGGCTGTGGATTCCGCTTTCTCGCCCAGCAAGTTTTGAAGAGTTCCAAGCGGTCTCTCGGGCAGTGGCTGCTCGAGCGGACATCGAACTCGCCGCTCGTGAAAGCCACACGCCTGCGCAATTCATGTATAGACCGGCGAGTCGAGCGCAGATTGCGTTCGAGTCGTGGCAAGACGCCACAGCCCCCTATCTCGACGTTGATGGAGTTCTTAATGAGTACCAAGATTGGAAAGATCGTAGCACCTGGCCCCACCGAAAAGACGGCGACTCCTGCCATGAACCCGGCGACTCCGGGTCTGCGCTGGATAAACCAGGCATCATCGGAGAATTCAATCGGGCATTCTCCATTAGCGCAGCAATCGACCGGTTTGGCCTTCCATACACTAGCGGATCTAGCGAGGGGCGCTGGACCTACACCGCAGGCTCACGAGCAGACGGAGCGGTTAGTTACGACGACGACACTAAGCTCCACAGTTATCACGATACAGATCCGGCCCGAGGCCAGCACAACGCCTACGACCTCGTTCGACTGCACCTTTTCGGGAAGTTCGACGAGTTCGACGGACCGGATATACCAATCGCTGATCGAGATTCTTCTCGAAGAATGGCAAAATTCGCGGCAGAGCAGCCCGAAATCGCCGCCGCCGATTTCTCTTCCTTGGCTTTCAGAGACCTCACCGATAAGTACGAAAGCATGGGAAAGCCTGAATCAAATGCAGAATCGGTTGGTGCCCCCGACAAGCCCAATCCTGCGCTCCCTGCTACGATCCCGCAAAGCAGCACTCGCGACAGCGACCAGGAAAACGCAAGACGCATCCAACAGCAATACGGCAAAGAAATCATCTCGATCGCCAAAGCGTTCTACGTCTGGACGGGCACGCACTGGGCGCAAAACGACTCGGTCGTAGCACGGCACATCGCCACCCTGTCGGCGACAGTGCATCAAGAGGCGGCGCGGTTGTATGCGGCCGATAACGACAGCGCCGAGGCGGCGCGGCTCTTCAAGTGGGCAGGGCAGTGCGGTTCGGCCGGCACGATGGCGGCCTGCGAGAAGCTTCTGCAGAAGCTCTTGCGCTTTGAGGCTGACGCGCTCAACCGCGATCGCGCACTGCTCAACTGCCGAAACGGCACCGTTGACCTACGCACCGGGGAGATGCGACCGCATTCGCAGGCCGACTTCATCACGGCGTGCGCGCCGGTCGACTACGTCAATGGCGCACAGGCGCCCAGGTTCGAGCGGTTTCTGCGCGAGATATTCAAGGGCGACGAGAAGGTCATTGCCTTCGCGCAGCGCTGGTTCGGGTACTGCATCACGGGCGAGACGCGTGAGCATGCGATCGTCTTTCACATCGGCGAGGGCGGCAATGGCAAAGGGAAGCTGATTGAAGTCCTGCAGCACGTATTGGGTCCCGACTACGCATTCAACGGCCCGCGAACTTTACTTGCTCCTGGAGGAACGGGAGCTTCTCCTGAGACTGCTAGTCTCCTCGGCAAGCGGATGGTCACTCTCAATGAAACCAACCGAGACGAGGAGTTCAACGAGGGAGTGCTCAAAAACCTCACCGGGGGAGACCGGCTGACCGCCCGCAATCTCTTCAAGGACTACTTCCAGTTCGACCCCACGCACAAGCTGCAGATCTTCACCAATAACGAGCCGCGGATCACCGGAGTCGATCGGGGTCTTTGGCGCCGCATCTTCATGCTGCGCTTCCGGGTCAAGTACGGGCGCGACTACGAGATCGCCAAGGGCCTCGCCCAGGAGATACAGGACGACGAGCTCTCGGCCAAGCTTGCGGCCGAGTCCGAGGGCATCCTCTCCTGGCTCGTTGCAGGGGCCCGGACATGGTACGCCTGCGGCCTCATGCCCCCCGATAGCGTCCTAGAGGACACCGAGGCCTTCAGGGCCAAGCAAGACCACACAGGGCAGTTTATAGCCGAGAGGACAGCCCGGCGTGCCGACGCCACGGTGGCGGCCTCAAACAGCACTGGGAGCCTCTACGTGGCCTATGCGGGGTGGATGAAAGACATGGGATATCGCCCCTTGGGGCGCAACCGGTTCATGGACGACATGAAGCGGGCGGCCCCGTGGGCGGTCTATCGGACCGAGTTGCGGCAGTATAAAGGGATCGAGCTGAAAAAGGACGACCTTTGAGCGCCTGGAAGTGGATTCTTGAGATCCCCCGAGACGCCAAATGCGGTCACTGCCAGAAGCGGCTATTCCACTCCAAGGAGCACCTGATAGAGTGGAACAGCACGGGCTACCATCTCGAATGCCTGCTCGACAAGCTTACGAGTTCAGAGTGTCTTTCGCAGACTCAACCATTGGCGGCGATGCCGTGGGGATATTCGCCTCCTTAGGCGCCGTGAGATCATCGAGGAACGCCTGCATGTCCGCGTGCTTTTTGAAGAAGGCAAAACTCTCCAGCTGCTGCGGGCTGAACACGTTCGAGAAATTGATCTTGCCGTCGAACTCGAGGCGATGCCGATCGCCGATCTGCTGCACGACCTTGCCGGTGCGGATCTGCATGACGCCGTTGGCGTCGGGGCGGAAGAAGGCGAAGAATTGTCCTACCAACATGTTGAGCTCCTGTATTGACGGGGGCAGATTGACGTGCAAATATAGGCTCAAGGAGTCACGATGTCCAGATATTGGCGAATCAGCAGTGTGGGGCATGAAATACCCTATTACGCGTACGCTCCGAATCGCGAGGCGGCCCTCAAGGCTGTGGATATCGTGCTCGGCGGCCACAACCCCGCGAAGCTTCTCGTGATGGCAATCACACCGCAGGAAGTCCCCGAGGACACGGGCGTGTTCGGGAAGGACGATGAGTAAATCCAGCGTCGGCATCCTTACGATCGACATCGAGACCGCGCCCATCGAGGCGTATGTTTGGGGTTTGTGGGATCAGAACGTCGGCGTTGACTTCATCAAAACCGAGTGGTCCATACTTTCTTATGCTGCAAAATGGCTTGGGGAAAAGAAAATATACTACGGCGACACCGGCGGCCGAGGCGCCACGAAGGTGCGCGATGACAAGGCGCTCGCCGGCGAGATCCGCGAGCTACTCGACGATGCAGACATTGTCGTGGCGCAGAATGGCAAAAAATTTGATGTACGGAAGATTAATGCGCGCCTTATCGAGCACGGCTACCCGCCGCCGCGTCCTTTCCGTGTCGTAGACACGCTCATTGTTGCCAAGAAATACTTCGCATTTACCTCTCAGAAGCTCGCGTGGACCTCGGCGCACCTGACTAACGTACCCAAGGACGAGCACAAGAAGTACCCAGGGTTTGATCTGTGGAAAGCCTGCCTCGCGGATGACCCCGGCGCGTGGAAGGAAATGAAGAAATACAATCGGCGCGACGTACAGGCGACCGAGGAGGTCTACCTGAAACTGCGACCGTGGATTGAAAATCACCCAAACATCGGCGCATACGAGCCCTCGGAGCAGTCGGTGTGTCCTAAGTGCGGCAGCGACAAGCTGCAGCACCAAGGATACCGAGTCCTGCAGCAGGGCAAGTACCCGCGCTTCCAATGCCAGAATTGCGGCGGGTGGTCCCGCGGCAAGGAAATGCTCGTCCCGCTCGCCTTAAGGAGAAAGCAGCTTGTCCCTATCTAAAGAAGTCAAAGATCAACTGGACGAGTGCTTCGCCGCCATCGTCGCGGACCGTGATAAGGTCGTGGCTTTCTACGACGGGCGCTATTGCTTCGCGTCTTATCTTGAGATCACAAGCTCGCTGGGGGCTGCGCTCATTAAGAACAAGCTGTACACCAACATCGAAGTTGCCAACATGATGGCGATATCGCTAGCGGACGCACTCACGCGCGAGTCGACTACCCGCTGCGAGTACAAGCTCGGCGACAGCGTCACGGTGGGAGGCAAGCAATGAGCCTGCCGACCGATGCCAAAGTTCGCAAGACTCTTCCTGTTTGCACCGGCGTCCTCGATTATTTTCCCGACGCACTCACCGCGGTAGCGGAAGTATCGCGGATCGGTAACGAAACCCACAATCCAGGGCAGCCTTTGCATTGGTCCCGCGGTAAGTCCATGGACCACGCCGATTGTCTGCTTCGTCATCTGGTAGAGCGCGGTACGCTCGATACCGATGGCGGCCGCCACAGCGCCAAAGTCGCGTGGCGCGCCCTGGCGATTCTGCAACTTGAGATCGAAGCGGAGCGTTCGAAGTGAGAATCCTCATCACGGGCGGCGCCGGCTTCATCGGCCACCACCTCGTCGACTATATCCTGGAGCTCTATCCGTACGCGCAGATGACGCTGATCGACCGCCTCGACGGTTCAGGCAATCTGAATCGCTTGGCCGAGGTCGGTGCTGTAAAGAATCCGCGCGTCAAGTTCTTCTACCATGACCTGCGCGCGCCGATGAACGATCTTCTGATTGAGCAGCTCGGATATCACAACTGCATCGTGCACCTTGCCGCGGCGACCCACGTAGACCGCAGCATAGCACTGCCTATGGAGTTCGTGCAGGACAATGTCGTTGCCACCTGCAATCTGCTTGAGTTCGCCCGCAAGACAAAGCCGCAGATGTTCATCTACTTTTCCACGGACGAGGTCTTCGGCCCCGCTCCCGAGGGCGTGAAGTATAAAGAGGACGACCGTTACAGCTGCAGCAACCCGTACTCGGCCACCAAGGCCGGAGGCGAGCAGCTCGCGTTCTCCTATTTCCGCACCTACGGCGTGCCCGTCATTATCACCCATACCATGAACGTCTGTGGTATACGCCAGCACCCCGAGAAGATGATCCCCGGCACGATCGCCAAGATCCGTGACGGCAAGACGGTCGTCATTCATGCCAACAAGGATCGCGGGACACCAGGTACTCGGTTCTATATCGACGCCGAGGACGTGGCGGACGCGGTCATGTTCCTGCTAAGCAAAGGCGTCCCCGGTGAGAAGTACAACATTGTCGGCAAAGAAGAGGTCGACAATCTCACTCTGGCTAAATGGATCACCGACGCCATGTCTTGGCCTGTCGCGCAGGAGCTAAAATATCTGCTAGTTGATGGCGCCCGGCCGGGCAATCGCCCCGGCCATGACTTGCGTTACGCGCTCGACGGTAGCAAAATGGCTGCTATGGGGTGGGAGCCCCGCATTAAGATCAAGACCGCGGTGGAAGAGATTACGCGCTGGTCGTTAGAGAACCCTCATTGGTTAATGACTCAGGAGTCAAAGTAATGGCTGCAGAACTCTCTCAATTGCGTCTGGAGGCGCTTCGTTTGGCGGTGAACGCGTGCGGCTTTGGCCCCTCGACGTCGCAGACCGCGGCGCAGATCGCCAGCGATGCGGCGATTTATCTGAATTTCCTACTCAATGGTGCAGAATGCGCAGAACCAGTAACGACCCCCATGAACGCGGCTGCCCCTGCCACGGCCACGGATGCGCCGTCGACTGCGCCGGTTGTGACTGCGGAAGCGCCAGCAAAGCGCCGCGGCCGCCCAGCGAAAGCCGCGCCAGCGCCGGAACCGCAAGCTCCAGCCTCTGCGGTGGTGGAGACACCCTCGGCATCGCTATCTTCTTCAGCTGACGAGAAGGTCTACACCGACTCCGACCTGCGCACCGCGTTGACTCAAGCGTCGACGCGCCTCGGCAGCAAGGAAAAGCCTGTTGCGATACTGCAGAAGTACGCGGGCGCAGACAAGCCGCCGATCGTTGCCAGCATTGCTGTTGCCGACTACGGCAAAGTCATCGCGGAATGCGCGGCTTTAGCGTAAGTAGCTTCACGTACACGCCGCGAGGGCGCGGCGGTGCCGTCGGCTGGTTCAAGGGGTTCGACCTCTTGGACCGCCGATGGGGCGTGGATATCTCGACGGTGTACGTGGGGAAGGAGCGGTATTTGGACCGCTGGATTGTGTACGTCAACGGATACACGCTACGACTGCACCGCTTCTGGCGCGGGGACGACGACCGTGCATCACACACCCATCCATGGCAGTGGTTTGTGACATTCCCGCTGGCACATTATATGGAGAAGGTGTTCGAGCACGGCGAGCTAAAGTACATCCGCCGGGTGACCAAGCACCGGTTTCATTTTCGCTCGGGTGATTTCGAGCACTACGTCCTAGGTGGTTACGACAGAGATCGATTCTGGACTGTCGTAATGACCGGCACTAAACGGTCGGGGTGGGGCTTCTACCCTTTTGACAAGCCCGCAGGCACTTTTGTTGATTGGCGGTCCTATGATTGAAATCTTCACCTGTGCTCAAGGGACGCCCGAGTGGCGCGAGTGCCGCCGGGGTATCCCCACCGCCTCCGCGTTCCACTCTATGCTCGCAGGCGGCGAGGGCAAAACCCGCCGCAAATACATGCTGGAGCTCATCGGCGAGCAGCTCACGGGTCTGCCCGCGGACTCCTTCTCCAACGCCCACACGGAGCGCGGCCACGAGATGGAGGGCGAGATGCGTGAGCGTCTCAGCTTCGACTACGCCGAGCCGCTGCGCCAAGTTGGCTTCATCCGTCGCCAGCTACCGATGGGCTATGTCGGCTGCAGCCCCGACTCGCTGATCGGCGAGGACGGGATGCTTGAGATCAAGACAAAGCTCCCGCACCTGCAGATCGAAGTCCTCATCAAGAACCGCCTACCGCCCGAGCATGTCGCCCAGTGTCAGGGTGCGCTCTGGGTGTCGCAACGCAAGTGGCTGGACTTCGTCTCATATTGGCCCGGGCTTGCAGATTTTAAGATTCGGGTCTATCCAGACCCCGAGTACTTTGATAAGCTGGACGCAGGAGTGCAGACCTTTCTTGCGGAAATGATCGCGATCAAGAACGATCTGCCTAAAGCGCCTACGATAGTGCTTCCACGTAAACCTTCCGAAATCGATCCTACTACGGAGTTCTCAGCATGGCCGACAAAATCCTAAACCCCACAAGCGATATCATCCAGTGCTACGGCAGGATGCGCTTCCTCCGGCTCGAGGAGCCGAAGGCTTTCCAGCAGGGCCAGGACCCGCGCTGGGAAGCGACCCAGATCCTCGACCCGTCCGACGCCCGCGGTGCCGCCGACATCAAGATCTATCTTGACACCGCCGCCAGCATCTCGAAGCAGACATATGGCGTCGTCGCGCTTGCACTGCGCAAGCTGCGGGTCAAGTTCATCGCCGGTACGCCGGCGCTTGACCTCAACGATCCCAAGAATGCCGAGGACGGCATCCAAGTCCCTTTCACCGACGGCGACGCCCCCAAGTACGAGAAGTACTCAGGCTACGCCGGCATGTTCATCGTGACCTCGCACAACAAGAAGAAGAAGCCAGGGGTTGCCAAAGTCAACGGCACCAAGGCCATTCCCGGCGAGAAGGGATATCCGTACGATGGCTGCTTCGGTCTCCTTAGCAGCACCATCTGGGGCCACGCCACGCACGGCAGCTACGCCAAGCGTATCGGCGTCAACCTGCGCGGTGTGCAGTTCGTCAAGGACGGACCGCCGTTCACGCAGTCCGAAATCGACGCAGAAGACGAATTCACGCCTTTGGCGGAGGATAAATCGGCTCCTGCGACGAGCAATGACGGTTGGGATTGAACTGGTTAGGACCTGCGGAAGGTAGGGCACGATCGGACTAAGGTCACGCAATCGGCTCTCTAAGATCCCGCCGCAGGTCCTTCTTTCCATGCAAACCAAACGCCAGAGCGCGGTCGAGACGATCACCGGCAACATTGCCAGCTTCGTCATCGGCGTCCTTGTCGGGCAGCTCGCAATCTATCCGGCGTATGGCTTGCACCCCAACTGGGTTAGTAATCTCAAGATCACCTTTTGGTTCGTCGCCGTGTCGGTGGTGCGCAGCTACCTCTGGCGCAGACTTTTTAACTGGATTGGCGTTGTGCGCGGAGACGCGCGCACGGGTGCGTACGCCGTATGCACGCCCGCAGCTGGCTGTGTTACAGAGGTACGATAGCCGTGCGCAATTTAGTTGTTTTCACGCCTCCAAAACTTCAACCACTGCCTACGTACGTAACCGCCGAGCGCATCGCCAGCGTTCCTCTGCCACACAAGATAGAGACTCTTCGCGTTGCCATTCGTAAGTGTGAGAATCTGCCAGAACTGGAGCAGTACCGAGATCAAGCCGAAGGACTGGCGGCCGCCGTGCGCACGATGAAGCACGTGATGCCGGAGTTGGTTCGTCAAGCTAATCTGATGTGTAAAGAAGTGATCGCGCGCATGGGAGCCATGCTCCTGGCAACCGGAAGTGATTTTGGTAAATCGGCCGCGGCCGCGGCAGGCATATCGGAAAGCGATAGACAGCACAGCCGCCGCTTTGCCGAGGCTCCCGCAATAATACGTGCTCGGGTGATTAAAGACGACACTGTTTTGCCGACTGCCAAACACATGAATCGCGCGGCGCACCCCTCACTGGCCGGAACGTATCCAGATACAACGTGGTTTAGAAAGCTACGCGAAGTCGGATACCGGCTTAATGACCTGCTCGAGACACGACACCTGATTAAATTGACCGCCGCTCACGGCAAAGAAATTCGCTCGCAGATAAAAGACATCAGGCGCCAGCTCGATAAACTGGAAAAATTGATTCCGTGAAGCTCACCCTCGACATCGAGACGTTCAGTAGGGTCAACCTGAAGAAGGCCGGCCTATATCGATATGCCGAGGACGAGAGCACGGATCTGCTTTGCGTGTGCTGGGCATTCGGCGACAACGAACCCGTGTATTGCTGGCTGCCCAACGGTGGACTTTCCGAGGATGGATTTCCCGAGGACGACAGCGTCCTCCGCCGTGCCGCGATCTTGGAACCCCTCTTCGAGCATATCAAGTCTGGCGGCGAGATCCACGCATGGAATGCCGCCTTCGAACGTAAAGTCCTGAACGGTCCCGCGGGCAAGCGCTACGGGTTTCCCACCATCTCAATTGAGCAGACCCGCTGTAGCATGGCACGCTCACGACACGCGTCCATGCCTGGCGCTCTGGAGGACGCCGCAAATGCTCTCAATACCAAGATCAAAAAGCGTATCGCTGGAATTAACGCCATGCGCTACCTGTGTAAGCCTCGCGCGGATGGCTCGCGCCCAACCATTGCCGAAGAGCGAGATCGATTTCTGCAACTGGTTCCTTACTGCGCCGACGACGTCCGTGCTGAACGATGCGTGGACTCGGAGCTGCCCGAAATGTCTGCAGAAGAGATTCGGGTTTATCACCTCGATCAAAAGATCAATGACCGCGGCGTGCGCGTCGACCTCGCGGCCGTTGCCGACATGGAGTACCTGATCGATGAGTATAAAGAGCAGCTCAAAGCTAAATGCGTGGAGATTACAGGAGTGGCACCGTCATGTCTGGCAGCACTCTCTGCTTGGATACGTATCCACGGATTCCCTGGATTGGAAAATCTTCAAGCAGACACTGTGCGCCAGCTCGTTGATCGAGCAGACGTACCGGAGAAAATTAAAACTGTCCTGAAGATCTTCGGCACCTATCAGATGAAGGCCGTGGCGAAGTACCCGGCGATGCGCGAGGCCGTGTGCAAGGACGGCCGCATCCGCGGCATGCTGCAGTATTATGGCGCGGCCACAGGACGGTTCAGCTCCTTCATCGTGCAGATCCACAACCTGTTCCGGCCCGTCATTGACGATCCGGAGAACGCGATCGAGGCGGCGCGGTCGCGGGACTTGGACTGGATCCGAGACCTGTATCCTGGCGTCGACCCCATGAAGGTCTTCGCTTCCTGCGTCCGCGGCATGCTGATCGCGGATGAAGGCAAAGAATTCGTGTTCCCTGACTTCGCCGGCATAGAGGCGCGGTGGAACGCTTGGCTCTTCAACGAGGAGTGGAAGCTTGAAGCATACCGAGCCTACGATCGACGGGAAGGTCCCGATCTCTATGTTGTCGCTTATGCTCGGGCCTTTAACGTGGCGCCTGACAGTGTCACAAAGGTTCAGCGTCAGGTCGGGAAGGTTCTTGAACTCGCGATGGGCTATGGCGGTGGAGTCGGTGCCTTCGTCAAAATGGCGGCGACCAACCGGCTCGACCTTAACAGCCTCCTCGGCGCGCCGATTCCTGAAGGCATTCGCGCAGCAGCGGAGCACAATTACGAGTACGCGGTAGAGCAGGGCCGCGATGCCGGCATGGACCGAGACATCTGGATCGTCTGCGAATCGCTCAAATTGCTGTGGCGCGAGGCGCACCCCAAGATCGTGAAGGGCTGGAAGGATCTGGAGTGGGCGGCCAAGCGCGCCGTCTCCAACCCGGGCACTGTCACCGACGTAGCGGGCGGCAAGATCAAATTCAAGGTAGAGGACCGCTGGCTTGTCATGCGCCTGCCGTCGGGCCGCAAGATTCGCTACTTCCAGCCGCGGCTGACCAAGGACGACGTGCTAATTTACCAAGGCGTGGATACGGCCTCGCGCAAGTGGGGCACGACTCACACCTACGGCGGCAAGCTCTGCGAGAACGAGGACCAAGGCGGCTGTCGCGACCTGCTGGTGGGCGCGCTGTTCGGCTTTGAGGATCTGGGTGCTCCAGTGGCAATGCATGTGCACGATGAACCTGTCATGGAGGTCCCGATCGGCACCTTGTCAGACGAGACGGTGAAGCGCATTATGTGCAAAGTCCCCTCGTGGGCGACAGGCTTCCCGCTCGCAATTGAAGGCCACCGTGGGTTTCGGTACCGCAAATGAAAAAGATATTCAAACGCCTGTGGTCCGCTGGGCTGTCGCTCGTGGCTGGTACGCGCGCAAGATGTCCGGCCAAGGACGCCGATCGTTTCCGGACTACTTGTTTATACGAGGGTCGGTTGTCGTCTTCATCGAGTTTAAGCGCCCAGGGGGTGAGCCAACCGAGCTCCAGCACCTCGAGCATCGGAAAATGCTAGCCCATGGAGCCTTCGTCTACTGGGTTGACGACATCGAAGACGCTAAAGCGGTTCTCTCAACTCACGAAGGACCAACTTGATGGACTCGCGTGGCTCGAAGGTCGTCTCACTGGCGGACTATGGTATTCGGTCGGTTGTGGGAAAACAGTTGTCCTCCTCACCCACATCAAGCGGCTTCTCGATCGATTCGATTGCCGAAGGGTCCTTGTCGTTGGACCACGCCTCGTTTGTGAACGCGTTTGGTCGAGTGAAGTTACCGAGTGGGAGCATCTGCGAGGACTTCGGGTGTCAAGAATTATCGGCACTCCTGCGCAGCGACTTGCAGCGATACAAGCTGACGCAGACATCTACACAATTTCACGAGACAATGTTCCGTGGCTCGAGTCTCTCTACATCCGATGGGAAGGACTCGTCCGCAAACAATACGCACCCTTCCCATGGGACTGTCTCATACTTGACGAGTCGCAGAGCTTCAAATCGCAGAGTTCCGATCGGACCAAATCGATACGGCGTCTCCGTCGCCTCGTTTCCCGAGTATACGAGTCGACGGGGTCTCTCATGCCCAACGGATATAGAGATGTCTTCCAACAAGCGTGGCTCCTCGATGGCGGCGCGGCTCTGGGCGAATATGAAGAGCATTTTCTCCGGCTTTATTTCAACAAGGAAGTAAACGATGGCGTCCCCTCGTACTCGCTCAAAGAAGGCGCCGCAGAAAAGATCGACGCCAAAATCGCGCACCTATATCACGCCGTTAAGGATGCACAGCCCCCGGCACCCAACAATTTCATTAGGGTCGCGCTGGGACCGGAAGAGCGTAAAAATTATTCGAAGATGGTCCGAAGCTCCGTACTTGATATTGCGGGTAAGCAAATCACCGCTGTTAACGCTGGCGTCCTGTGGGGGAAGCTCCTGCAAATGGCAAACGGCGCTGTCTACGACGAAGACCACAAGTGGCACGAGATACACCGCCGCAAGCTGGACGCATTGTGGGAGCTGCTGGAAAGTCTCCCTCGTCCAGTCATCGTAGGATATGGATTCGTACATGACGTCGAAAGAATCTTTGGAAGCGCGCCTAAAAACCTTGGACGTCTCGGTATCCTGCGCACCGGAAAGAGTCTGGATGCTTGGAGACGTGGTGAGTACGACATTGGGGTCATGCATCCGGCCTCTGCCGGACACGGGCTTAATGACCTGTACGTATCGGGAGCAGAGAACCTGGTGTGGTTCGGATTCACAAGCAATAGAGAGTTTTACGACCAGCTCAACGGTCGTTTGGCCGGCGGCCATCGACGAACTGGAAGAAAAGTTTGCATCCATCATATCGTTACTGAGGGAACAGTCGACGAGGATGCTGAATCCATGCTCAACTTCAAAGGCGAGCAACAGTCCGCCGCCCAACTGCGCGTAGCGCAGCGGCTCGTTAAAGACCTGAGGGGGTAAGATGGACGGTGTGCGGCTGACTATTTCCTGTTACCCGGAAATTTCGGACTACGGCTACGCCGCTGAGCTGCACGTTGAGGATCTCAACTCCCCACTTCCAGCCGCGCGCACGGCATGCCTTCGTGAGCTCTTCGACCGTCTTACCGTCCCGAATGGACGCCCAATCACTCTGAGCGAGTGTTGTTCCTATCTCGCCGGAGCAGGTATCCGAAATCGCGTCCTTGAGATCAGTGACCTCCAAGAGAGCTTTGCGTATTTTGTCTATCTTCCAAGTGACAACAGCGTCAAACCCAATGGCTCGGCCGTCTGTCGTCGTCGTTGCGAGGCCAATCAGGTGATCTGTGCGTGGGGTGATGTGGTCATGCCAGATCTGATCTATGTGGAAGGGAAAAACCCAATGCAGGCCTGGGCCGACATCCCGCTTGTACTTGCCGAGACGACAAAGGACGCCTGCCTCAAATGGCTGGAGAACCACAAAAGGAACCAGCGACTCGAAGAGCCACTGAATGATCTCGAAGATCCTGTCGAACATGCGCGTCTCCTGCGTGCGGCCCGTTGGATGCTAGAAGGCTGTTTCTAACCCTTCTTCTCCGTGATGAACAGCTTCAGCACATCGGCGTGGTTGTCGGCTATCTTTGAAGCCAGCTTAGTCTGGCCCTCCAATAGCAGCTTCATGGCTTCGGAGATCTTGTCGAAGCGGTGGTCATCCTGCTTGACATGTTCGCGGTAGATCCAAGATACAACCGTGCCGAAGGCCACGATCATGCCGTGCGGAATGTAGTCGGTGAGATTCACTGGGCGTCCCTTTGCTTGTCGTCGGTGATGTCCAACCACTTCAGTATGCAGGAAAGAGTCCCGCACACGGTCGCCCAAGTGGCAAAATTAATATCGCTCGGATGATGCCACACGTAAACACTGGCGATCGTCAGGATCGTGCCGGTGAAGACGTAGGTCATGTAATCGCGCCAGTCCTTGTGGTTCATCGTGCAGGCCCCTGCACCAGGTTGTGATAGTTCGAATAGAACTGCTGCTGTGTCGCGGCGCCCAGCGGCGTATTCCACACGCGCTTGTAGTACGCCCACAGGCCTGCAAGGTCCGTCGCGGCAGGCAGCATCCCCGGAGCGCGCAGGTAGTGCACGCGCGCCATGGCGATTGCCGCGGCGTCGTTATTCACGATGTCCTGCACGTTGATAATGTTCGCCGTGAACAAAGCTTGAATCGGCACTGCGATCGGTTTGTAGTGCAGGTAGTTCGCCCAAATGTCGTTGAAATCGAAGGGCTCCATCTGAAATATCCCAAGCGCAGGGCCGCCCATCTGCGTGCGGTACTGCCCAAGCAGACTTTCCTGCGCTGCCGTGGCCATGAGCAGCTCTTCGGCGTCGAGGCTATAGAGTCCGAGTGGCGTTAGCGTATTCTGAATGTTGCCGCGCAGCAGATTGGCGTTGAGCATCATGAGATTTCGTCCTCCTCTGCCTTATCCCCAAAGAGCACCTCGGCGTGCCAGCTACCCTTGGCGTAGTGAAGCACAGCTAAACCGCCTTCGTCCAAGTTCAGCTTATCCCTGTCGTCGAGCAGGATCTCACTCACCAAGCGCAGGTTGGAACCCGAGCAGATAAGCAGGATCGGTTTGCCCGCCCGGCGGGACTGCTCCGCGCGCGTCTGGAACCAGCCCATGTACCGCTTCTTGAACTCGTTGTAGGACTCTCCGCCTAGCGGCACTTCGTCTGGGTTTGCGAGCAGGCGCTTCACTTTAGGACGGTTCTGCTCCTTGTGCGCCCCGGCGAGCACGCCTAGGTTCCAGGTCATGGCCTTGGGCGTCGTCAGCACGTCCGGCTTGTGCATCATGCCGGATGCAATAATGTGGGCAGTCTCCTCCGTCCGCCGGAGCGGCGGCGAATATATCTTCGCCACCGGCTCCAGCTTCAGATATTGCTGCGGTTCAATAAGGCCCATGCGCCCTTTATCCGAGAGCGGCAGATCCACCCAGCCGTCGGAGCGCTTCAACGCGTCCATCGCTGTGCGGCCGTGTCTCAGAAGGTAGATAGCAGGTGCCATAGCCAACTCCATACCGCCCTGATTACGCGACAGACAAAGTTGGCGCAGTAGGGACGGCAAGGATCTGCACGGCCGCTTCCGGGGACGCCAAGCTCTCGCCGGCAGCGTTGCCGACTTCCGCTACCACGTAGGTAATGCCCTCGGGCAGCACGAAGCTGCCTATCGGCACTAAGATGGCGCCAGACGCCGCATCCGCACTGACCGTTGCCGGCGGCACTGTGTAGGTGCCGGTGTACGGACCGCCGCTGACGGCGCCATACAGCAGCACTGCCGACGTCACCTGCTCTGCGGAGAACGTCGACGTGCCCTGCTGAATGGTGAATCCGACCTTTGGATTTAAGACTGGAGTTGACATTAGTATTTCTCCTCAAGTTTGCCGCGCAGTCGCGGCGGTAGGTTTATGCCATTGATGGAAGTCGCAGCCTGCTTCGCCTGGTTCATGATGTAGCTTGCTTCGTCTCCGCCAATGGCGTACTCCGGATTCTTCTCGTTGAAGGCTGCGATGTCATTCGCAGCCTCTGTCACGTCGTCATCGTGTCCGCTCGATAACGCCGCCGCATATGCGTTCTTGAGCCACGCGCGCCGAGCGTCGAGCTCCTTGACGTTGTTCGAGCGGGCGTTGTTCACTGCGTACTGATCGGCGACGTCCTGCGGCGTGAAGCCAAAGGCCTGCAGGTATTTGTCCCGGTCCGCCATGTCCTCGGGCTTCATGATCGGCTCGCCCTTGGTGTTCTGCACACCCTGCGTGGCGTAGCGCGCCGCCTTGACCGGACCCGCAAGCGCCGGCGGCAGGAAGTGCTCAAGCCCGCGCTCAATGTTGCCGTGCGCGATCTGGCCTACGCCCTGCATGGCGTTGAGCCCGATGGCGGGGATGGCGCCGCCGAGCTGGTCGAGCGCATCCTTGGTTTGGTCGACCGCCGACATATCCTGCCCGGGCGGCTTGTACCAGAGGTCGTTGTAAGAGGCGCCGGTCGACAAGGATGCCCCGGTTAGGGCGCCCATAGGCCCAGTCATGATGGCATCACCTGCCGTCTGACCCATCGTGTCGTTCAGCTGCTTGTGGATCAACGCAGTTGAGTCGACCGGGTTATCCTTGTCGCCGAGCGCGTAGTTGAGCATGTTGGACGCCACCCAGTATAACGGTAAGCCCGTCACACCCGAGAACATCGCCGATCGGCCCAAGAGTGATGCCATCGCAACCGTCGCTTGCTTCCTGCCTTCGCGGGTAATACCGCCATCCATACGGGTCATGTTGCGGAACTCACGCGCCAGACGATAAGTGACGCCGAGGGAGTACTGCTTGAAGAGCCCGGCGACCTTCACGAAGTCGTTCTGCATGAAGCGGGGGCGGTTGGCATTGGTATAATCGAAGTGGCTGTCCCACGTCGCATCCGTCGCGTGCTCCATGGCCTGCGCATGCGTCATGTCATTTTTTACCGCTAACCGGTAAGCGGCAAGGTATGTCGTGGCTCGATTGTGATGCTCGGCCGCGTTGAAGAGGTACGCCGCGGCGCGGTTGTACGCCATCATTTTGCCGGTCATCGGCGCGCCCTCACCGCCCGAGGCAAGCGTCTGCGCCCAGGTGCTCGAGAAAAGGCCTTGATCCTTGGCCTGCTCCATGGCATCGCGCTCATTGCCGCGCAGGGAGTCAATGAGCCCGTCCTGTCCTTTGGAGCGGATGAACTGGGCAGACGCCCGCGTAAGCTCGCGCGTCGCGCCAAGCTGGCCGTGGTACTTAGCCAAGATGGGCTGGGCCAGCATGGGGTTCTGAGAGAGGATGCGGAACGCCGTTGCGGGGGCAAAACCCAGGTACCAGCCGAAGCCGAACTTGGTCATGGCGGAAGCAAACGCGCCGGCCTTGGGGTTGTTGATCCAGTCGAGGCGGCGGGTGAACTCTTTGGTGAGCTCGGTCGCGTAATTCTTGTCCGTGTCCGTAAGGTCAGGGTTGTTGTGCGCGGCCTCCTGCTGACGATTCATGTCATCTAAGTGCCCGGCGAGCCGGTTGCCGTACTCGAGACGGGCGATCTGGTGCGAGCCGTGGAAGGCGTTGTAGGCAAAGCCGCGCAGCGCGTCGGCGGAATAGCCTAGCCGGCCCTGCCGGTGGATGAGATGTTTGCGCATCGACATCTCAGGCATGGCCTTAAGGTATTCCTGCCAGATCTCGTCTGCCAGCTTGGGGTCGACGTCCTTGGCGAGTTCCGTGACCTTCTTGACGAAGTCTGGATCGATCCGCTCCATCATGCTCTTGCCGGCGTCGGCCTTCTTGCCGCTCTGTACATCGAAGCCCATCTTCTTGGCTTCGTCCATCCACGCCTGCTTCTGCTTGACGCTCTCAAAGCGCGAGAAGGAGGCGGTCTTGCCTTCCGAGTCAATCGCCCGCGCCCAGTGGTCGCCAAAGCGGGTGAGTGGGAAGTACGGTCCCTGCACGCGGCCTTGTTCGAACTTCTGGCGCAGCGTCGACATCAGCTGCTGCTTGGTCTTGCCGTCGGCACCGGACTCATTGATGCGGGCTTCTAGGCCCTGCAGCACGTCTTTGCGCCGGTCCTCGTAAAAGTCGCGAACCTTGTTGAAGAGCTCACGGCCTTTATCGTCGAGGTTATTGCGGTAGTATTGCTTCAGCTTCTGATGCAGATTCTCGCGGCTGTCTTCGTGCGCCTGCTTGGCCGCGTCTACCGCCTTTACTTCGTCCGAGTACTTCGGCTGGAACTCGCGTGAGGGGTCAACTCCGCCGATGGTCGCGGCGTGCATCAGCTCGCCGAGGTTTCCGGCCTCGCGCTTGTTAGCCGTGGCCCACTTGGACCAGTCGAGCGCAAGCTTGCCGCCAGTCTCTGCGAGCCGCCCGCGGCGGCCTTCCATGGCATCGTGAGTGCGGATAAACGCGCGTACTGCGCTCATGGCGCCATGGGTGCGCTCGTTGAGGAAGTCGGGTAGATTGCGTAGACCGATAAAGGCGAGGCGGGAGCCCAGCGTATCGTCCCACTTCTCCTTCATGTATCCGGCAGGGTCGTGGATGAAGCCCGGGTTGTACTTGGCCTGCTCTTCCATCGTGCGTGCCAGCTTGTGTGCCTGCGCGATCGGATGGTCAGGAGCAAAATTCTGCGCGATATTGTCGTCGTCATTCTGCAGCGAGAAGAGAGGCCCAGACTGTTTATAGTCTGTCCCTTCGCGGCCAACGCGGTCGCCGCCTGAGTGCGCCTGCGCCTGCCGGATAAGAGCTGCGATGTCATTGTCGTTCCAGTGCTTGACGAGGCCGATCTTGCGCAGCCCGGCGCGCACAGTGTCGACCACGCGCTGCCAATGCCCGGCCACGCGGTCCTTGACCGGTAGCTCCTCGTGTACTTCGCGTCCCGCGGCGACGTTCTCCGCCATGTGTGCGGCGTACTCGTTCGCCACCAGGCGCTGGGTATCCACCCGGCTCGTGTCCATGCCTCTGCGCTCTACGAGACGCTTGGCCCAAGCCGTATCCCTTACATCGCGGTAGATGCCGTCCATGGTGTGGCCGAGTTCGGGACCCAAGAAGCTCTCGAGGCCTTTGTGGGCAAGCTCATGCACAGTTGTGGACAAAAGGTCCTCTTTGTCCCCGGTCTCGTGGCTGCCCGCAAAGACATGCGCCACGCCCTCGCTGTAGGCGCCTTTGGGCGGCAGGCCGCCCTTAGCCATGTGCTCCTTGATCTGCTGGGCTAGAAGCGGCGGTACGGTGTCGGCAGTGGCCGACTCATGGACCTGGAATGCGCGCTCACCTTGAGCATCTGATACGCCTGACAGATGCTCTTTCGCCTCGTCATGCGGCATAGCCAGCCGCGAACGAAGGTCGCTGAACCAGTCATTCTCAGGGGCTTTGAACTTCGTAATGTCGTGGTCCGGGTTGGCCTGCTTGTGCGCTAGAGCCTCCTCGAACGTGGGGAAGCGCTTGATTTCGTCCCCCGTCTCCGCATTGCGGGCCACGTAGCCCTCAGGCTCGCGGACCGGATTCTCCGCACGCTCTGAGGACAATGCCGCCCGTTTCTCCGCAGCTGCCCGGATGGCGCCGAGGCGATTAGGGGGTGCTTTCACCTCATTGGGTGAGGCGATTGGGGTTTCTGGGGCCGGCCCCCGAACCTTTGCTGCCATCTTCGCGTCAAGCTCTGCCTGCCTGCGAGCGGCAAGGTCTGCGGGCTTAACCGGGGGAGGGGCTATGGTTTCAGGCTCGGCCTCCTCGGGCGGCGCCACGGCCGTCTCCGGAGCTTTAGCGGGCAGCTCTTGGAAGTCGTCAGGAGTGCCTCTGGCCTGTGCCCTCATGCGCTCCTGTACCGTCTCCTCGGGCGGCTGGGCGGCTTCCGCCGCCCGGCGGGCCTTGAGGCCCTGCAGGGCCGCCAGCTGCTCTGGAGGCAGCGCCTCGGCCAAAGTCGGCTTGGGCTCGTTCGCCCCGCCCTTCTCGGCACCGGCCTCACCGGTCTTGGCAGCTTCGACGGCCTGCTCGCCCACCTGATTCTTTGCTGCAGAAAAGTCTTGGTCCTTTTCTTTCTGGTTGTCGACATCCGCCTGCTGAAATGCGTTCTCTTTGGCGAGCGCTTCTTGCGCCGGCGTGGCGCCCTTCTCCGCTTCGGCTTGGGCGAAGGCCGCGTCTCGGGCTTCCTGCTCCTGGTGAGCCTGCAAGGCATCCGCATGGGCCTGCGCTTCTTGGTCTCGGGCACCCTGCACCGCCGCGGCGTCATGGTGCGCACCGACCTCGGCATTGACCTGCGTGGCGGCCACCGTCTGATCCAGCGCGTCGCCACCCTGAGCCTTGACGGCCGCAGCGGCCGTCTCTTGGGCCTGCGACATGATGTCTGCGTGTGCTTCAACTACGCGCGTATCAACGTGCGCCAAGGGATCGGAAACCACTCCATGCGCCATGAACGGCGCTGTAGCGGCGGCCTGCCCCAGCCCCGCCTGAGTGATCGCATTCGGGTTGAGTTCTTCGCCTCGAGATGCTTCCGTGGCAGCCTCGCCGCCCGCGCCAATGGTGCCCTGTGCCGCGACTTCGCCAACCGCGCCCGCTGCACGGCCCGCAACTTTGCCTCCAGCTATACGAGTCACAGGTCCCGCTACCCGGCCGGCGATACCGAAACTAAGCGCGTTGATAATCGCCGCAGGCACACCGGCTTTGTGCCCCGCAGCCGCTGCGGCCGCCATAAGCGCCGGATCATGCATCGCGGCGAGCACGGCATCTTTATCGCTCAGGTCAACACCATGCGCTTCGAAGGTGTTCAGAATGGTTTCGCCATATGTATTCAAATAGGCTGCGCCGCCTGCGCTGACTGCGGCAGCCTCGGGGCCACCCGCGGCGCCCCCGGCGACAGCCGCGCCCATTACCATGCCGCCCTGAGTCAGTCCTTGGATGGTGTTTGCAAGAACTGCTCTTGGGTTGTGGACGTATGCGTCCAGCACTCCCAGCCATCCGTGCGCATTGGAAAAAACCTCGTCGGCTTGTCGGAGATATTCCGGGCGCGGTTCTATTTTCTGCTGGGCTTCCGCAATAGCACTAGCAACCTGCTCGTCTTTATACATCGGACTCTGCAGGATGAAGCCTATTTGCCGTCCCTTCTCAAAGCCGTTTAGCGCCGGATTGGTTATGGTGTCGTGAATCGCGGAAGCCTTCGGCTTGGCTAGCGTCGGCTGATCGACATCGTTGGGGCCATAGGTATCCGTGAAGTAGTTCCCAGTCGGCTTCGGCGGTGGCGCGGCGGCCCGAGCGGCAGCCGGTGCGGGCGCACTTTGCGCGGGAGCGGTTTGTGGGGCAGCAGCGGGTGCAGCGGTATCGCTCGGCCCGTACGTGTCCAAAAAATAGTTCCCGCTACCTGCCATTCGTCTCTCCAGGGAGGACCGTAAGGAACCCCCGCGTCAGTTAGTCCTTTGCCGGTGCCGTATCTTGTTCTGCTTCGCCGCCTTGGGCTTCCGCATCTTCCGTGTCCATGCGCGCGTCCTCAACCTCATTGTCGGTGTACGCTTCGTTGGCGCTCGGAGCCGGCTGCCAAGCGGCGCCTGCCGGGGCGTGCGCACCCAACGGACCGCCACCCGGTTTAGTCGGCTGTTGCTGCGCCCGCTGCTGCGCCGCGAAATACCCATTCGGAACGTAGCCATATGCGCCCAAGAACGCATCGAACTTGGTCGACTTGCCGTCCGGAGTCATGCCCATTGGATCGTTCATAAGGTCGCTCTCGGCTTTCGCATTGCCACGACCCACGCTTTTGGGATCTGGGATTCCTTTGCTTGAGTCAAAAGGCATGAACCTATTACCCACCGAAACGAATACGCGGCCATCCTGATGTTGATAGATCGGAATCTTGGTCTGCGGCGTCGGCTGCTTCGTCACAGGGTCGATGCCGCCACCCACAGTATAATCTCCGGCGTGCTTCAGGAGAGGCTGCGGTCCGTGCGTTGCAGCGGCTGCGCCGAGGCGGCCTTCTTTGTTGATATTCGCAACCGCGATACGGCCCTTGGCGGTGGTCTCGGTGCGCGTTTGTGCGGCGGCTTCTTTTGCTTTCGCCTGTTTCTCTTCGAAGCCCATGCGAGCACCGGCTGCGGCAACCGCTTCCTCGTGCTCGACGCCGTGCATTTCTTTCTGCTGGGCGAAACCGCGTTCCTGTTGCTCTTTGCCTGCTGCAATCTGCGTGCCTTGCCGCTGAGATTCATAGTCCTCGCGCAAGCGCATTATGGTTTCCTGCCGCTGCTGTGCGATACTCTGCTCAACCGCTTTTTCTGCGCCGCCTGCGCCGCCTGCGAGGGCGGCTCCTAGAATCATGCCCATTTAACTACCCTCCCCTTGTGCCGCTGGCGATGCCGCCGCGGCCTGCGCCAACGGCCCACCTTGAGGCGGCGGTGGCTGCGGCGGCGCGCCAGACGTCGGCGCTGCCTGTGACCCTGGCGCCACCCCGGTCTGCGGACCTGCTTCCTGCGGCGCGCCCTGCGTTGGGCCGCCTGCATTGTTCAGCGCGTCAATACCGGGCTTCGCAAACGCGAGTGCCGCTTTGTGCTTGGCGGCGTGGCCCATCAGCGCCTTCTTACCGAAGAGCGAGCCTGCCTTCTTGGCCTGTCCGTGGTTCACGCCGAAGATACGCATGATGCCTTCGTACAGCGCACCTAAGATTGCCACAGACTCCTGCTCGGAGTACTGTATCTGCTTCACCTGCTGGCCGAGGTCCATCACATGACTGACGACATCCTTCGAGAACGGCAGGACAAGCTGCGCCGGGAAGTCTTTAGCACCAAGCTTCTTGATGATCTCCGTCGTTACAACGAGCGACAGATGGACAGCGCTACGGATTTTCATCGGGCCATCTGGCTGAAGGCCGCCCACTATGCCCTTCGCCGCAGCGTCATCCGGAGACCCGTAGAGTTCCTGCATGAGCATGGTATTGGCTCGGTCGTATTCATCCTTGAGCCCCGGTGACATGGGCACCTGCTGCGCCATGTTGGTGGACTCTTCCGGCGTGTTTCCCGCTTCGCCGGCCGGGGCTTCCCCGCCGCCAGTGTCGCCCTCGCCAGTTGGCGTATCAGCGCCACCTGAGGTATCGTCTCCCGCACCCGGAGCTTGCGGGTTTGGAACAGGAGTTGCACCTTGACCACCTTGACTACCGCCGCCATCCTGCTGCTGATCGCTTCCACCCTGCTGTTCGTTATCGTCATCCCCGTCGGGCTGACCTTGGGCGTCCTCAGATTCGCTCGTGCTATTGCCAGCATCGCCACCGGACTGTTCTTGAGCGCCATCCTCTTGGTCATCGGCATCGGCATCGCCGCCTTCTTCGGGAGCCTGTGACGGCGGAGCCTCCTGCTTTGCAGCCGGATGCTTGTGCTTTTTCTTCTCGTCCTTTTTCTCGGACGCTTCTTTGCCTTTTGCGAGCATTGCCATTTAAATAACTCCGCCGCGAGGATTTTGCGGCGTAGGCGCCGCCATTGCGCCGCCCGGGGCGCCCATTGCTGACATTGGAACTGGGCCACCGACACCTGGAGGCGCCATGGCGCTGCTTGTCGGTACCGGTCCGGCACCACCCGGCGTCGGTACGCCACCAGCCATCATACCGCGGATCTGCTGCGCGCGCTGCAGGTAGCCCGACGGCACGGTAATGGGCTGTGCTGCCGCGGCCTCAAAGCCTGCTACTTGATTCGGCTGCTGCCACTGCGCGTTACCCCACTGCTGGGCCGCGATCTGCTTCTGCATCGCCGACTGCTGCATCATGCCTGAACCCAATCCGCCGATGAGACCCAAGCCGCCCTGCACCGCCGCGGCCTGAACCTTTGGATCCTGCAGCGCGGTTTTCAGATATCCCCCGCTGCTGCTGTCTCCCGAACCATTGATCGCCTGATCTTGGTCATACGCTGAAGTGGTCGACGTTGCGGTGTCTGGCGCCGGAGGTCCCTGCTCGCTTGCTGTCGGAGCCGCCGCACCTGTGGGTGCATTGGCGCTGTCGAAGGGGGCTGCTTTGCCCGCGGTAGGCCCCGTACCGGTAGGAGTAGCACCGCCTGCCGCTGCCTCTGTTGCCTGAGTCTGCTGGGCCGAAGCCTGTGCCGCGCCGGCGTTCTGAGCCAGCGGGGTATTGGCGTTGGCCGTCACCAGCGTCTGGCCGTTGGTACCGGAGATCGCCTCGGATAAGGCCGGGTTGGCTTGCGCGATGGACGCGGCGCTTGAGCCCGTGCCGGCCGCGCCGCTGAAGTCGCTGGATGTGGCTATAGCTGCGTCGTCGCCGAGGCTGCTCTGAATGGCATTGCTGGCGGCAAGAGAAGCGTCATTGGACGCGCCGATGGCGGCCGTGTTGCCGGCCGCGGTGGCTGCGTTCGACGCATCCAGCGCCGACACGCCTTCGGTAGATTCCGCGGCGAGAGCACTCGAGCCATACATAGCAATGCCTGCGCTCCCGAGAGATGCGGCCGCCATGAGTCCTTGCCCCCATCCGGAGTTCATGAACTTGCCGACCGAGCCGCCGATGAGGCCGCTCGCTGCGAGACCTCCTGCGATCAGAAGGCCGCCAGCGAGAAGGCCAAGGCCTCCCGTGGCGATGCCGACGACGCCGATCGCGATGCTGAGTAAACCACCTAAGCCTGCCATTTGCTTCCCCCGCGGTGGAAGACGTACATGCCTTCCCCTCGTTTCGTAAATCCGATGCGATGCGCCAGCAGCAACGGTCGCGCATCCGCCATCACCCAATCCGCATTGAAGCCTGCCATTACGACGTGCTTCTGCGTCTTCACCCAGTTCCGAAAGCCGCGCAGCAGCGCCGCGCCGGCTCCGGGTATTTCCGAATACCATAGCACCACAGAGGCGTGCTTCTTCATTGCCCACAGGTTGTTCTCTGTGCGCGTCAGGATTGCCGCAGTCGGCTCCCCCGGTTTGCCCACCACCCTAGAGTAATGGACGTTCGGCTGATGCGTGCAGTCACGCACTAGCCAGTGAATCTTCTCGATGTCCGGAATCAGCTCCGGGTACATCGTTGCAGCGTATGTCTGAGCCTTCGCACTCAGGAGTCCCGCATCTGCAACGTCGGGTACTCTTATGATCAAGACGGCGCTCCGGTCTTAGGCGGATTCAAAGTCGGCGTTACGCTGCCCGTCGCAAGCCCGGCGCCGGTCGCCGCGATCGGCGGCGCCGCATTACCGCCTTGGATCGCGTTCATGACGGTCAGGGACTGGTCGACCAAGTTAACCTCTGCGTTGATCATGTCGCCGGCTTTGCCCGGAGCGATGTTCTGGTTATTCATGATGGTCGACACGCCATTGAGCATGCTGTTCACCAACGACGAAGCTGCGCTATTTGAGCTGATCAGCGCATTCCACTTGCCCTGGATGCCGGCCAAGGCTTCAGAGTTTACACCCTGCAGCCCGGTTTGGTTAATCTGTGCAATCAGAGACTGCGTCTGGGCCGTCATGGCGTTCTGCGCCTGCGTATTGGCGGCCGCCGCGGCCTGCGTCTGGCTCGCGTTGAACTGAGTCTGCTGCGTACCTAGCTGTGCCTGCAGCTGCTGGTTGGCATTCTGCTGGCTCGCGTTGAACTCATTCGCCTGTGTCTGCAGCTGGCTATTCTGCTCTTGGCCGGCCGTGGCTTCGCCGGCGTTCTGCTCGGCAAGAGGGGCTGCCGCCTGTACGGCGGCCGCTTCTGAGGCGCCGGATGCGGCGCTCGAGTTTCCCAGTCCGCGGGCAGCCGCGGAGAGGTATCCCTGTTGCGTGGCCTGCTGGATATAAGGACTGTTGGCCGCGGTAATCGCGTCCAGCTGAGACGCTGAGTTCGTAGCGTCATTCGGGTTTATCGTGCCGGCGGAGTTGATCCCGGCGAGCGGGGCGACGGTGCTGGCGCTCGCCTGCGGGGTCGTGCCAATGCTTGAGGCGGTGCCAGTATTGGACGCGGCGAAAGTGCCTGCCGTGGTGCTTGGCGGATTGTAGCTGGATAACGCCGGAGTCGCGCCCGTGCCCATAGATCCCGTTGGCGTGGTCGACGGCGACGTCGGCGTTGTGGTGGGCGCAGTCGGCCGCGGCGCCGGAGTCGACGTCGGACTGTTGGTGGTGAGTGAAGCTCCCGTTGCGAGTGCGCCCATTTGTTACATCCTCAGTTCAATATGTAGCCGATTGCAAGAGCGTTCAGAACGCCCTTGGTGCCGGAGTTGGTCCAGTTGCCGCCCACGCCACCCTTGCCGAACGTGATCGTACCGCTGGAAGCGGTCATCGTTATAGACGCCGTCGTGCCGGTGGTGTTATCTTCAAAGCATCCAGCGTTTAGCGCATTACAAATCGCTTGATGCGTGGTTGCTGGCTGTATGGACGCGGGTAGCCCAGTAGCCGTAAAAGTGAGTGCATTGCTCGTGCCGGAAGCTGCCGGCAGTATAAGCAGGACTTGGTTGCCGTTGCGCGACCACTTGGCGGTCGCAGTAACGGTCGTGCTCATACCAGTGTACGTGATGGTGAACGTGCCTTTATCGGGCGTCATGTCCACCATACCGGCGGCCACCGGTCCGTATCCTTCGACCGTCGGCGAAGTCGTGTTACCGGTCACCTCAAACAGCAGAGTATTGTTGGCGGCGTTATTGACCTCAAACTCACCTTGGACCTCTACCGTCCCGGTGACGAACCATTGGATGTTCGGTTGGCCGCTGCCGTTTTGGCCTACTTGTCCGGCGCCATTACCTTCTACTTGGAATAGGGTGGCATTGTTGGCAGCGTTATTTACCAGGATCGCATTGTCGGCACTGGTGGTGCCGGCTTCAATCAAAAGTCCGCTGGAGAAGCCCGAGCCTTGTCCAGTAATCAGCGTCATCAGATAGTGATTGGCGGTGTTCGCGCCGCCGACGAGCGCCAAGCCGATCGTGTTGACTGGCGCGTTTACCGTAATCGCTACACCGCTGCCTGGCGTAAAGGTATGCGCGCCTGTCCACGTCGGCGTAATCGCTTGACTCAGAGGAGGCGCGCTGTCGGACGTCATGAATGTTGCAGCGGTGCCATTGACTGCGGCCAGTCCGACGCTGGCCGAAGGGTTGGCGCTGGAAACACTGGTCGTTTTGACCGCAGCCCCATTCACGAAGAGTCCGGTGGCGTTGATCGTACCGACGCCTTGCGCACCCCCCGTGGGTGTGCCGACGGTGACACTGCCTTGGCCGTTGATCTGGAAGAATTGCGTGGCGCCGGACTGGTTGTTTACAAGAAGTGCGATGTCTGATGCATTCGTACCCGCATTGACTTCAAGACCGAGCGAATGCCCCGTCGCAGAGTTACCAGTCAGCGTGGCAGCGTACTGTCCAGAGGCACCCGTGAGCGCCAAGCCGCCTGCGAAAGTCACAGTCGAATTGAACGCGACTGTGTTCGCAAAGGTATGCGCGCCGGTCCACGTCGGGGCGATGCTCTGATCGATTGCGAATGTGACGTCAATGGGCGCAGCAGCGGTTGCCACGCCGCCCGCGGCCACAAGGCCAACGAGATGCGTCGGTGCGGCGCTAGAGATGGTGCCAATGGTCACGGTCTGCGCAGTAGGCGCTACGACAGTGAATGCAGAGTACGTGCTGTTGTACATGGCCCGATACCAGGTGCCAGCTGCTATGGCGCCCGACGCCAGTGCTTGCCCTGCTGGGTTCGTAAGGCCCACGGTGGCGCCGCTATCGACGGCAATAGTGCAGCTTGATGTGCTGGCATTAGCCGCCTTGAATTCGACGATCATACCGTCAGTGTACGTGCCGTCCTGTCCACCTGAAGTCGTTACGACGTAGGCATTGGCGGCGCCACTATCGACACCTTGAATAGCCAGCCGAGCGAAGCCAACCTGCACAGAGGTGAACTCGGTGCCCTCGGCCTCTGCTCGAGCGAGCGTGCCGGGTAAAAAGGCGCCTGAGTATGTGTAGAACTGCGGTTGTGCCATTAGCGTTGCAACCTTCGCGGGTCGTAGTAGAGCGTCAGACCCTGCAAAATGAACGGTTGGTCGACCACAGCCTGATGGAAGATCAGGAAGCTGATGTTGAGACCGGTGCCGTTCAGCTGTGCGCGCGCCGTGCTGATAGTCTGGCCGTCCCAATCAAATTGATTCCAGTTGACCGTATCCCAGTAGCCGCCACCGCCGAAGACGTTGACGACTGGAATGTTGCTTGCGGTAAGATTCTGGACGCCGCTGGAGGCGCCGTCCGCAGAGTAACTGAGGTCAGCGGCAAACTTAAGGGCGATTGCCGCGGCGCTGTTGAGCTCCAAGTCCGCCCGGCGGAAGTACTTCCGTGCGGAAGGGGATCCCACGTTATTGAAGGCGAGTCGTACGTAGGAAGTAATGGCAGCACCGTCGAAGGAAGTGCCGGACCGGTCTTGGTAGACATACCCATCTCCATTGGAAAGGCCGAAATAGCCGACCTCAAGGTTATTCTGATCTTCGCTGTTGTAGATGCAGAAGATCGGCGCCGGATAGCTGGCATAGCCGAACTGCGCAGTCGTGCCGCTCTCGATAGCCGACCAAGCTTTGTTCTGCTGACCCAGCCCCGGCACGTACATGATGAGTGCGCTGCCGTCATTGAAATAGAAGCGTGCCTCGTTGCTCGACCGGACTATGGTTGAGTCGTTGAAATTCTGCCGGAGCGCATTAATGAGAGGCTGAACCAGCTGAGAAACCGTGGCTCCAACAAAGTTTCCATAGGACTGCGTTCGCGATAGCGATGTGATTCCAAGATTGTTGATAGCGTACACGGTATCGAGTAGCTGTCCTGAGAATTTAATCGCGCCGGCTTTCTCTGCGATGAGGGACTGTACAAAGTTTGCATCTGAATTCCCCGAGAGCGCGAAGCTCGAATGTTTGGTCGGAATGATGAGGTTGGGGCCGACCATGCTGAAGAGGCCAGTGATCTCGTCTCCGACGCTGAACTCGGCGGCGCCCAAGAAGCCATCGAACTGCAGCGGCGAGCCCTGCACCGATTGCTGGTATATGCCGCCCGGGAAGGCGAGGAACAGAAAGCCCTGATACGCAGTGAGCGCGAAAGGCCAGCTATTGGCCGGCGGCTGCCCGGGGAGCACATTCAACGGCATCAGGATCGGCACTACGAGATTGGTCTGGTCGATCTGGAATGCGGGTCCTGCGTTGTTGACGCCGTAGACGTTGTAGGTCACGGTCGTCGCGTAGAAATTAGCGTTCTGGAAACGGTAGAAGGCCGTGCCAGAACTCGGCAGCGTGAAGGCCGTACCGTTGGCCGCCGCAGTGCCCCACGCCGTGCCCACACCGCCATGCAGCGTTTGAAGCTGCTCGCCGCTCGTGAAGCCCGTGCCTTGGTAATTGGTGAACGCCACGTAGCCAACCGTGGTGTCCTGCGGAATGCCGTAGGCCACCGTGGCGGTAGTAAGGCTGCTAGCACCGACAACGACCTGTCCCGCGGTGGGCACCTGCGCCGGCGGGTTTACGGTGAACATGGTCTCGGAAGCCACCGGCACCGAGGGCAGCACGCTGACCTGGTATTGCCCCGTCTGACCGGTGGCCGTTCCAAGCTGCTGGACGATGACCGCCCCGATGGGCACCAGCCCTGTGTTGTCGGCGAGCGTGGCGCCCGTATAAAGCGTTCCAACGCTCACCGCCGTGACGTTAAGAATGCCCGTCACATCCAGCGTTGCGGTGAACTGCGCGCTCTGCACGGTCGAAAGCAGACCCTTATAATACAGCGTGGAGGCGTAAGTGATGCCGCTTTGCGTCCAGCCTGTACCTGACTGCAGCCACAGGTTCTGCGGCGTGCCGGGCGTGCCCGTGCCGCGCACAGCGTAGATGTTGGTGCCCTGCTGCCACGCGCCCAAGATGTTGCCCGTGCCGGGCACCGGGTTGATCTGCTGGCGATAATAATTCTGCGCGCCGAAGAGGAACTCGCTCGCAAAGAGATAGCCGTCAGTGCCGGTGCCGGAGGGCGCATAGTTCACCGAAGGCGCCGTGCTAATCACGCCGGTCGAAGTCGTGGTGCCGATGTAAATGTTCTCACCGACCACAAATGTGCCGGCGATGTTGGTAAGCGCTATCCAATATTGCGTGCTGGTAGCATTGTTCGGTGTGGCGATTGCCGCCACTACGATCGCAGTAGCGCCCGACGTCACGCCTGTGCCTGGCTGGTAGACACGCGTGCCGCTCGAAGTGAAGGTGCCCACTCCGGTAATGCCCGAGAGTGAACTCATGACGACTCCGTACGCCGTGCCTAAGCTCGGCTTGGCATGCCCGTCGGTCCGCTCATAGCCGTCTATGCGGCGATAGCCGCCGTTAAACCAGGGCTCATAGTTGACCATGGCAAGCGCGAAGCCCGGATCGACGGAAAGCGCAGGCGTAACGACGTCCAACCCCCCGTTGAAGGGGTAATACTTCGTCTGCGTCGTCGACTTGAGGGCTGCAGCCGGCATCAGTATGCGCCGTCCCAGTTACCACCGCCAACTTGCCAGTCACCGCCGTAGTCGTCCGTGGAGATGACGATGTTGTTGCCTTGCTGGCGACGGCTGTTCTTGCGGTTCGGCAGCTGATCGTTCTCGAGCGCGGCGAGGAGACCGTTATTCTGATGCAGTCCGGCCTCATCCAGCGTGCCGTAGATCTGCATCTTGGCGTTCGCTGTCTGCTCGGCGGCGTTTTCAAACATGCCGTATTTCATGCGCGCCCACTCGACGATCAGGCGATTGCCGAAGCGAGCCGGGATGTTCGAGACGTCCGCATCATTCTTGAGGTCATAAGGCACTGCGCGGTACTCGCAGAAGCACTGGTAGACTTGATCGGGGATGTTATCGAACCGGAAGGTGTTGTCCGGCATCACAATGACCTGCCACGGCTGATTGAAGCTGGTGGTGTTAAAAACCTGGTTGCGTACTTCCTGCCACTCCGTGGTCTTCAAAGGCTGCGAACTGGTCGCACCCACCGGATAGATCATGAAGCTCTTCCAGTCCCACTCGGCGAGGTCCGTTGGAAACGCCGAGATGGCGCCCCCGGAGGTCGTGAAGATGCCGGTCTGGTTCTGCACGCCAGTGTAGAAGGTCAGCGTTTTGCGCAGCCACTTCCAGTCGACCCAGATATTCTGGATGTCAAGCTCTGCGTCGTGGATATAGTTCACGAGGCGCAGGATTTCACCAGTGACCCCGACCGTCGTCGGAATTGCCTGCGCGGGCGTGCCGCCGGCGGCGCCGACCTCGCGATACAGATCCTGGCACAGCTGCAGGTAGGTTTTGGCTACGACAGGGGTCAGCGCCATGGCTTACTCCCCCAACGCTTCAGCGGCCAGCACCCGCGAGTTCTCGCGCGCAATCTGGATCAGCTTGTCTGGGACATTAGCTCCGGTGCTCACAGGTCCCGCTTGGCGCGTCTTGGCCCGCCACTTCGCCCGAGCGATCTTGTTATTGCGCTCCATCTCCGGGGTGCAGATGTACCACTGCGCCTCGGGCAGCTCTTTGACGAACTTGCCCGCGGATGTGAAGTAGTTCTTGCCCTGAATGAAGCCCCGGCCGCCCTCACCGTACGTCTCACACGCGAGCATCTCGGGGTCGAACACAGGCACTTCTGCCGGTGCTTCGACCTGCACAGGCACCTCTACCGGGTGCTTGCGCGCGGCCTGATTGCCTTTCTCAAACCGAGGCATAGGCCCTCCTGTTTACATTTCCTTCTTGCCAACACCCTGGCCCATGGGGCGCAGCTGATCGAGGGCATGCCCCTCGCATCGTGGGTCTTCGCACTGCGGGTCAGCGCAAGGGCGCAGATCCGTACGCTTCGGCAGACCCATACCGTAGTACGGTCGACCTTCCATCGGTCCGTCCATGCCGTTCTCGAGTTCCTCGATGAACTGGTCGGGACCCCACTCGCCATGGTTATTCGCTCCGCGGAACTTGGCATCGCGCGGCATCGGCCGGCCGACCATGTCGCCACGGGGCGCGAGCACCTGAGTGCGCTCGGTATTCTCAAAGTGCGTATCCATGCGATCGAGGCCGTTGATGCCCTCAACCAGATTGGCACGCTTGTCGAATTCGCGCTCGACTACGCCGGGCGACTTCTCGCGCTGCTCGTAGTCTGTGACCGGGATTCGCATCGCCATTGTCATCCTCCTCAAAGAAAGAACCCGGCGGCCTGTTGCCAGACCGCCGGGCGTTTCTGTTGCCGCCACAGCGGCCTGTTACATCTCGCCGACTTCGAACTTGTTGCCGCGCTTGCCGCTGACCACATAGTTGTTGGTACGTCCAACCTTGCGCTCAGGAGCATTGCCCGTCAGGGGGTCGATGTCGTAGTTGTAATTCGGCTCAGCGCTATCCGCGTCCATCGTCTCGCGGACACTTACGCCGTCTTCCAACCCAACCTTCTCGCGCTCGAAAAGTCCGCCGCCGTAAAGCAGAGTGCGGTCACCGTCCATACCGCTCTGGTTGCCATCCTCGCGGATAGCGTCCAGCTCGGACGGAGAGGCAACGGTGCCCTTCGCGAACTCGTCTGCGTTCTTCTCAGGAGTCAAGATGCGCTCCAGTCCCGAGGCACTCCCTGAGTGACCCTTGGTACCGGCTTCGCTGCCACCCGTGTGGCTCTGCTTGATGCCTTTGTCGGCAAGGTTGCCGTAGCCGGCCGGGACGCCACCGTTCGGGTGCTTCGTCGGGCTGGTCTCTTTGTCGTTCAGTGTCTTCTTCGCCATGTGTGCTTTCTCCCCTTACTGGCTGTCCCAGACGAGGATACGCGAACCCGGAACTTCCGTGTGCGCGATTCCAAATCCGAGTTCAGCGTACCAGGCCACACCGCGCGAACGACCGTAGTCCGTCGGGATCTTACCGCGGATTTCCTCGGGGATCGCGAAGGCCTCGACCACCGTGTCTGATCCGAAGAAATACCCACGGTCGGTTGCCGTCGAACCTGACGGGAAAGCCGTGACCGGGACGTTGGTCTGCTCGATGAACCGGATGCCTTCGTAACGGCCCTTCTCGCCGTTCATGATGACGTGCCAGCCCTCGGGCGTGTACTGGTTGATGCCTTCAAGGTTGTTCTTGAAGGGACGCAGCGGGGTCGGGCGGAAGATGGACAGGTAGTTCACCCCGTCGAAAGTCGGGATGTTCTGCTCGGCCATATAGTCGGCAACTGCCTTCACGAGGGTGTTGGTCAGAACCGAATTGGTGCCAGACACGGTGCCGTTGGTGTTCACCGTCAGCGAGGTGAGCGAGGACGCCCACACACGCAGCGGCGAAGCGTTGAACTGCGCCTGAGCGGCGAGGTCCAGCACTTTACGCGCGTCGTTCTTGAGAACCTTGTGGATGATTTCCGTCACCGGCTGCTCTGAAAGATCGTCGAGCTTCTTGGTGAACGGCACGCTGTTGCCATACTCAGTGATGGTCAGCGAGTTCTGGGTGATGGTGAAATTCGTCTCGGGCATCGGCGCGTTTTCCGCCAATGCAGCGCCCGGCTGGGCGACGTCGGAGTAGATGTTCCAGTTGAACGTCTGACCGATTCCGAGGCCGAACGCCTCTTTCGCGTCGCAGAACTGACGGAAACGCACCATCGGCTGAAGAGCCGTGCGCAGTTTCCGCGACAGGTTCGGCGACCACATGTAGCCACCAAGCGCATTGGTGGACCAAACTTGACCTGACATTGTTATGTCCTCCGTGGTCTAGTACGGCTGCCCTCGGCTCTTACGAATCGCCGCAAGCTCCGCCTGCGGGGAAAGATCGTCTTGGCCTTCGGGCGCCTGTGCCGGCGCCGCACTGCGCGGCTGTGGCATCGGTACCAGATTCTGTTTACGTTGCTGATTCCCCTTGACCGCCTCTGTCTGGGTCACCTTTCTTGCCGGTGCACCGATAGACGTCAGCCAAGCGCGGGTCTGCTTACCCGCTTCGTCCATGACCTGCGCCGGGCTCCACTCGGGATGCTCTGCGCCAATCACTTCGCTTTTCTTATCAGCAAGTGCGAACAGATCGGAGTCGGCTGCAATGTCGGGGTAGTTTTTGGTGAACTGATCGAAACCAGTACCAAACGCCTCTTTTTTGCGTTCGTCAGCAATCGTTTTCTGCACTTCGTCCCGTGCCAGTTTAGCGACGTCGATCGTCGGTCCGGCAGACTGCCGAATCGTCGCAAACGTCTCCGCCATCTTGGCAGCGGCTTTGTCCTCAGGCTCGCTCACGAGACTGCGGACCAACTCGGCAGCCAGCTTGCGGTCATCGATTGCCGGTGCAGCTGGTCTAGCCGCGGCCGGGTGTGTCGACACTTCGCGAAGCTTCGCTTCGAGTTGCTGCTTCAGTCCCTTCGCCTGCTCGAAACGTACTCCGGCAGCTAAGCTCAACTGAAGCTCCCGCCGTGCGGCATCGAGCGTGATCAAGCGCTCTTGCCCGTCCACGACGGTCTTAAACATGGGCTTCCCGTCAACCCGGACGACATACTCGCCCAGCGGGTCCTCGCCCTTGGTGCTGATCCGTTCGGCCGGGCGCTCCTTGCTAGGAGCAGCTACCGGCTGCACGGATGCAGCCCCATCAACTTCCGTCGCTGGCTCCGCTTCCCCACCCATCTCGGTCAGGTCGCGGTGCCCTCGGTCGATGTCCAAGGCTTCACCCTTGGCTTCTTTGTTCATCGCAGCGGCCATGGCCGCAGCGCGCGGATCGACGTCAGATGACTCTAAGAAGCGCTTGTACTCGGCTTCCCGCTCGCGTTCGATGTACTCATCGGCGCGCGCCATCATCTCGTCTCGAGACACCAGCTGGGGGTCCCGGCCGGGTTTCTTGGGGGTAGTAGACATATTCTGGGACGTTTTGTCAAGTCCGCCCTCAGTCTGCTGGGTGGGTTCAGCCATTTGGGTTATCCTTTTCTGTAGTCTTCGAGTTCGCTTCCGGCCTGATCGCCGTTAACGATGGCGTCGGCGCACCAATCGATGAAAGCGCGAGCGACCGCTGCGCGCTGCCGAATTGCCTGTAATTTGTTGCGGCCACGGAAGAACGGCCACGCAGCGACGTCGACCTCCAGGGCCTCCGTGCGACAATGCTCGATCTCCATCTTGGCGCGGTGGTGTAGATACCGGCCCACGGGATGCTGAGTCAGAAAGGCGCGGACATCCTCGCCGAGTTTTGCTACGGCAAAGATTTCGCGTTCTGTTTCATCAGCAAACTGCAAGTCCCGGCCGCTGGAAGGTTCGGCCATGGCGTTCTCCTGTTAACTCAACTTGTAATCGCTACCTTCAAATCTTTGCTGTAAACCAGCACATTCGTCATGTTCGCGCCGCGCAGATCAGTTCCCGTGAGATCCGCATCTCGCAGATCCGACCCGGTCAGATCCACGCCGCGCAGGTTCTGCCCTGCTAGTACCGCGCCGCGCATACTGACGCCGCGCATGTTTCCGACAGTCTTCGTACTGCCGTCTTTAAATACGATCGTTGGCATTCCGGTAGCCTTGAGGCATGCCCTGCCTCTGCGTGTCGAGTTACTTGTGCATGCCCTTGAGGGTCTCTGCCAACCGAGCACGCCGTCCGAGAGTGCCGCCTGCTCCTGCCGCCTTCTCCAGCTTCCCTTCCGGAATCTTCTGACCCTGAGGCACGCCCAACTGCTTATGCAGCGCCCCTGGGTGCTTGATCGCGCCTGCGATCCAATGCTTTGCGCTCATTTTCGGTTAAACCCATTGCGGTTGAACGGGGCGCCCACGCCCGCGGTTTTCTTCGGGTGCGAGGGATGCTTCTTGCCGACGTGCTCCGGCAGCTTTGCGGGGCCGCGCGCATGATCTGCGGCCGAGAAATCCTCGCCGACGGACTTCGGGATGCCGATCGTCGAGTTTCCTGCCGCCGCGGCATGCATGGCTGCTTGCTGAGCTCGGCTTACGCTAGGCATTTACAACTCCTTACAGTTTGCCAACGCCAGGCAAGAACGGCTCAGGGTCGCTCGCTCCGGTGTTGCCTTGCGGCAGCCGAATGCGTGGCTGCGCAGACGGGTGAATCTTGGTCTTCGGCCCGGGCGCCTTGCCGATCTTCGGCAGGGTCGGCGGCTTCATGCCTCCGAATTTCATCGCTTTGCCCCTGCGAGCGGCGGCCGACCGCCGTTAAGAGGATTGGCTCGCGGCCCCAGTCGAGTGGCTGCAGCGGCCGACGGATGGACGGCGTTCGCGGTGTACGTGGTTCCCGCATTCCCTGGATTGGGGAGTGGGAAGGAACCAGGTACGCCGGGAGCAGTCTGCCGTCCGTAAGCCATTGATTTACTGAGCCTTTCCGAGAATCGGCTGACTGATCGGTGAGCCGTAGACGCCCTGCGCGATCGGGTGCAGGTTGGCTGGCGCCGGCTTGCCCACAGGGCCACCAGGAGCAGAAGGGTGCGGCTGGCCGCCGGCACCCGCCATACGATCGGCCGTCTGCTGCGAGGTCTCGCCAGTCGTCGGGTTACGCGTGTCTTTGCTGGGATTTGCCATATTCCGATGTTACCTCATTTCTACTTCGGCGGGAAGCCCTTGCCGGGCTTGGGCGCGGGCTTGGCGGCCTCTACGGCGGCCTTGCGGGCATCAGCCGCCCGGTCGTGTGCACCATCCGCGCGCTTGAGATTGACCTCGGCGAGGCGGTTGCCTTCCTTGGCTGCACCCAAATCGCGGGCAGTCTGGTTCTTCATCTTCGCGATTTCCTCTTGGCTCGCGCCCTTGGAGTGGCCCAGCTCCATATTGTTGTCGAGCTGCTTCATGCGCCATTCATGGTTCATGCCGGCCTCGGACTTCTCGCGCGCGTCGCGCTGATCCGCTTCCTGCTTGCGCTGCTGCAGCTCCTGCATCTTGACCGCGATCTCTGGCGGCGGCGGGGGCGGCGGGGTGGTCTTCATGTGGTCGGTCAGCTCCTGGTCGTTCATGAAGAAGCGGCTCGCGTCCTTGTAACCGAGCGCGCCGAAGATCTCGTCCGCGATCTCCATACTCTTAACGCGTCGGGCCATGTCGGGCAACTGGATGACCTGCTGCATGCCGAAGGTCAGCTTCTGTACCCGCTTCACGGGATCCGTATTGCCGATGCCGACGTTGATCTGCACCGTCAGGTTCTGCTGCAGCAACTGATCGGTGACCACGTCGGTCCCGTCCCGCTGCCACAGCGGAGTGCTCTTGGCTGCGATCGCAAGCACCGTGTGGTCGGTCTCGTACATCTGCTCGAGCCGCACGAGCTGACGCAGCACCGGCTGCATCCATGTCTCGAAGAAGAGCTTGATGCCGTAGTCCTGCACCGCGCCTGCAGCCCCTTGAAGGACGTCCATGCTGCCTGCGCGGTCCATCTGCTTGCCGCCAGCAGCCACCGATGCCTGCCCGAAACCGCCTACTAAGTCGTCGAGGTCTTGTGCGAGACGGTCCTGCTCTTGGTATGCGCTCGATGTGACATCGGGTGTATTGACAACCTGGACGTCCTTCTCGGGATCATTGGTCATGACGCCGCCACCGGGGACGTTGCGCATCAGTGCGTCAAGATCCATCTGGCTGCCGCGGCGGATGAAGTATCGTTTGTTGAGCACTAAGCGCACGTTGTCGAGGCGCTGGTTGGCGACGGAGTTGATCTCCTCCTGCAGCGGCGCGATCTGCGCCACGTCACCGTCGGGGTAGTTGCGATGCGCCTCCACGCTCGAAAAGCCGACCACGAAGGGCCGCTCCCCGGGCTGTAGATGTGGGTACATCTCGGTCAGCGGTATCGGGTCTGTCAGCACGAGTTGCGTGCCGAGCGTCCAAAACGCCACGTCAATGCCACTCTCGCGTACGATGTTGAGATGCGCCCACACCATGGCGAACTCGTCCGATGCCTTGTCGGTCGTCGGGTCGATGCGGCGGAAGCCCTCACGAGCGCGTCGGGTGCGGTTGTCGATGTTCTCTTTGCTCGCCGAGAGGATCTCGGCGATTCCGTACTTACGCCAGATCGGCTGCCCTGTCTTGGGAGAACTCATGTTCATGCGGGCCATGACGTCACCGACGTACATGCCCATCATATAGCAGAGGTATGGACTGGACCACGCCGGGTTGCGCCAGTCACACATGGGGTCGAAGAGGAAGCATTCCGGCGGTATGTCATCGCACACCGGCATGTCGTACAGAGTCTTCATCTCCTCGCGGCCCATGGGCGTCTTGCCGTCCTCGGCCATGATCGCTTTGCCTTGGTCGTCGAAGGCCGGCACGACCTGCTTAGCAGTCTCGTAGCGCCAGTATTGATGGCTAATGCAGACACCGTAGACCTTGGTGTCCTGCCATGCCCCCTGACAAGTGATGAACCAGTTCCACGGCACGCGCTCAAGGCGCGTCTGCAGCAGGGCCTTGTTGACGGCTGCAGAGATTACCTGTTGCTCGTCGGTCGGATCTACCGCGCGGATGTCCAAGTAGTCTTGCGTAGCGAATGCCGCACTTGCGTGTGCGGCTTCTTGCGCCTTGGTGTTGGCTCGGGTCTTGGGTCGGAATGTTCGGGACCGGCGCCAATCGCGGCGTACGTAAGGCGTGGCGGGTCCGTGCTCGCCGCGGAAGTGATGGAGGTTCCGCTCCCACCCGAGGGTGATGTTGGAGTCCATGTAGTCGCGCGAGTTTACGAAGATGTCCTTCGCCTTCTGGATGCACCAGCCATCGGATTGCCCGCTGGACTTCTCGCCGGGGTCCGTGCCTTGCGGCGACGCAATGCTCTGCCCAGGGTTCTGCAGCTCGTGCGAACCGGTGGTCGTCGGCCGTGGATCGGCCGAGGCGTTCATGCCTGGCGGCAGATCGGCCGGCTGTCGCGAATACTCAAACGCCGGATCTACGGCAATGGCGGCCCGGCCTGCAGTGCGTGTCTCGCCCGCGGCTTGGCTCATTTCTTCATTACTTGGCACGATTGAACCTCATGACCGCGTCTTTCTCGCTCGCATCCTTGGAGATGACGTCATCTCTCACGTCCCGCGGCATATCCTCGACGCTGTATACATCCACACTGGGGCCTCGGCTCTGGCCGAAGCGCTCAAGAATTTCACCTGCCGCCTTGCGCGTGCGCGGTAGGAGCGCGGCGATTGAGTCGCGGCGCATGTTGATCCGATATCCCATCCGCTTCGAAAGCGACGGGGAGTTGATGACTATGCTCTCGTTGCGCGTGTCGACGTTGACCGTCCACTGCCGACCGGGGTACGTCTTGACGAGGTCTTCGCCGATGCGCTTGGCAATCCAGAATTCGAGCGCCTCGGCCTTCTGTTCGTGGCTGAGTCCGGGTTGGACGACGTTGAAATCTTGAATGCTGTTCTCAGACTTTTCCATACGTCTTCCCTTTGGCTCGTTCAATCTGAAGCTTTGCGTACTCGTCCTGCGAGTAGACCGCATGGACGAGACAGTTGGTGCTATCGGCAATCGCTTGTGCTACCGCAGCAGCAGCGTCAAGGCTTGACCCGGCGATGGTCTGCGTGTGCACCTGCCGGAACTCAGCCACGTACGGCCGCATGATCGGAACTACTTCTTGGTGCATGCTCATGCTGCCTCCCATTTAGCATGCTTGACTCTGTTGTCGTGCCTCTCAAGGAGCTGCAGATTACGGAGACAATGCTTGCCGCCTTTGGATAGCGGTCGTATGTGGTCTACTTCCATGCCAAGGGCTTTAGCCTGAAGGTAGCTGAATTTAAAGCTGATTGTAGCACAACAGTCGCAAAGGGCCGACGCTTTGCGGGCTTGATATCGGCGCACGCCGGCAGAAGCGATTCCTGCTGCTTGTTCCGGATTGGCGTGCTTCCAAAGAAGTACGCTGGCGGCAGCTTTCTCTGGATGTGCTTTTCGGAAGTTGCGGCAGTGTTCGGCGTTTTTGCCGGGATTTCTGCGCAACCAATCCTTCTTGCCGGCGCGCATTTTCTGTGGATTGCGTTTGCGCCATTGCCTGGTGGCCTCTAGCCTAAGGGCTTTTTGCTCCAAGCTCAGTGCGGCGTATGCTGCATTCACGACGGCATCTCCGGCTCGACTGAGTTCTCGTTCTCGGGTTCAACACTGTTCCGAATGAGATCTCCAAGTTCTTCGGCAAACGTATGCGCAAGCGCGTCGGCTTCGTCGGGGGAGGCGAGTCCCCGTTTTTTCATGTCTTTTTTACGCTCCAACCTAACTCTTTCTTTTTCATCGAAATAATATTCGCGTCCGATTAACGCGAGACGCAATTCGCTATCTTTATCCGGCAATTTCGCTCCTTTTAGCCAATCCCGCATCCGAGCCCACATCTCTGAATTTTTGTTAAAATATTTGGTATCTTCAAACGCGGTCTCGCCGCCGTTGACCTCGATGACGGGGTGCCCGAGCATCTGGAGGCGATCGACCACGCCGGCGCCCACTCCCACGCCGTCGACGAATACCGCGGCCACTTGGCCCCAGTCCTTCATGGCAGCCACAATCTCCGCGGCCAGCTGCATGGTGTTTAGCTCGCGGAATTTGCGGATCTCGTGAAGCTTGCGCCCTTGCCGAATTGCGATACAGCTCTTGTCGTCTCCATACCGAGCAACGTCCACTCCAAAGACGACGGGTAGGAGACACCAAGCCTCATAAGGCATATCAAGGAGCATGGCTTTGTCGACAGACTCAGTGGAGATGAACTGCATGGCTCCGAATCGCGGGAATAGCCCAAGGATACGGACTCTAACAAAGTCCGAATCGATGCCGTAAGCTGTGATCCACTCATTGAGTTCCGCCTTGTTGGTCATCTTCGCCGTGCGGCTGTCGATGTGTCGTGTGCCCCAGCGGGCCTTGTCGTGCTCGAAGCAGTCCTTGAATCGCCCCGTGTTCTTGGTCGGGTTGCCAAAGACGGCCCAAATCGAGCGCGGGTCGGTCATGGCGCCTTCGGTCACTTCCCAGATCTTGTCAGGAATAGCCGAAGCCTCGTCAAAAATGATGAGCTTATATTTAGCGTGGCGACCGGCGAATGCTTCGCTATTGTGCTCAGTGTTTGGTTCAGCTGAGATGAACCAGGTCTCGGGTTCCTTGACGTGCCAAAACTTAGTGGCACTCCACTTGAACCAATGACGGTTAATTGCTCGCTTGTACCAGAGTGCAAGTTCGCGCCATGTCTTAGTGCTAAGCTGCGACATTGTATTGGCCGTGACAACGCCAGAGAGGTGAGCTCGGGTGGACATGGCCCAGATGCATAGCCACGCAGTAACGGTAGTCTTTCCAATACCGTGTCCGGAAGCGGTAGCCTCGCGTACGTTGGCGTCAGGATCTGCTCGTAGCTTGGCTGCAATGTCATTGAGAAAATCGGCCTGCCACTTATCGGGGCCGTCGCTTTCACTGAGCTCCCCGTGGCCCCAGTTAAACGCATAATAGACGAATCCGAGTGGATCATCGTAAAACCGCTCCATGTCGGTGAGTAGTGCATTCTCAAACTCGGCGTCCGTCATCACGGGCTGCCGAGACGCGCGAGCGCGCGCCGTGTCGCCTGATTTAAGGGCGGCTGCGCTCATGACTCCGCGATCCAGCGCATGAGCCGCTCCTGCAGAACAGCGACCTTGTACGCGAACTGACCCATCCGGGTGCAGTCGCTAACGCCAGAGAAGACTTGGCCGTCTTTGTCGCAATACGCCCATAGCAGAGTTCGGACTTCACCACGGTCATAGGCGTCGTTCAAATCCTTAAGGAGTGCGCCCATGTTTTCTTGGTCGCGCATCGGATGAGTTTTTAATTCTACAACATTCATAGTCCGACTTTCGGCTCCGCGCTCTTGCCGTCCACGGGGAAGGACCCGATGATGCGGCCGTGCGTCAGGTAAGTATCTTCTTCGACCTTGGTGTCGTTTGGGGAGTCCTTGGTGTAGTCGAACTCGTGGACCTTACCGGTGCATTGGTCGCCCATGAAGACCACGATTTTGCTCTCGTATCCGCCCGTCAGATCCTGCGACGAGAAGAAATCGGTATAGTGCGTGTCGGCGAGGCACGGATGGTCGTGAATGTCTGCGACGAGTTTCCAGCCCTTGGGCACCGCATGGCTCATCTCCGTGTGGTCGCCGGCCCGACTAGAGAGCATGGGGCCTACGACGAACTTGCCGTCAGGCCGCTGTGCAATTGGGGCGCCACACTCGTAGTAGTGCGAACACTGGTACGCCCGCAGCGCACCGGCGACGCCGGCCTCTTCAAGCGTGTCGTACATGGGCAGCTTATCCAGCTTGGCGTTTGTCGCCACCACGCTGTCCGCATCATTCAGGATGAGCACGCGATTCACGGTCGGGGGAGGCGTCGGAGCCATCCACACGGCAACACCCACAACGAGACCGCCCGCGGACAATAATGCGATCGCTAACGAGGCCAGATATTTTTTCATTTTTCTTCTCTCCATGTTGAGTCAGCCGTGTCGAGCCAAGATGTGTCGTCGGCAGGTACTGCCGCTTTTTCGGAAAATTGGGCGTCGATGACCTCGACCTGCCTCTTGGGTGGTTCGATAGCGCCGCGGGTCTTCGCGCGCTCACGGGCGGCCTCGAGGTGCTCGGCGTGATTGATTTGTACGTTCACTTGCACGTTGTCCTTCTTCTCGCCGAAGAGCTTGGAATTATAGAGACCCATGACGCGCAGGCGTGTGTCAGTCTTGAGCTTACTGCGCGCCACGGCCGCGTTGTTGGGGATGGTGCCCGACTTGCCGCCGGTATCGAGCGTGTCCTTGCTGTCGTCATCGGCGATATCCAACAGACCCTCGCCTAAGGACAGCATGTGTGCCTCCTTGGCCTCAAGATACCGCGCCTTCATTTCCGGTTCCCGATTAAGGAGATGGAAGATGTCTTTGTTGGCTGCAAAACCTTTGACTTCCATATGGGCGTCCTGCACGGTCTTGCCGGAAGCAATCAGAGCAAAGAAGTCCTCCAGCTGTATCGCCGACCAGGCAGACCGTTTTCCGGCCAAGCGAGCGTCCGTCCAGCGCTGCAACTGCAAACCGCCATCGTTAAGGCGCGTCATGGTCTCGATATCCGCACGGGAGATCCAGCACTTCTTCATGGCGTCCACGAGCGTCATGCCGGACGCAAGGTCGCCTAAGAAGGTATCCCATCGCTCAATAGTCTTCATAGGGGTCGGAGGCCTTCCGGGGTCGGGGAGATTCTTTGGTGTTTGGGCTACTGCGCTCATTACGGTCCTATCGGGTATTGTATGACAGTGAACCCGCCGCTCAGGCCGATCGAGGCGGCAGCCGTGCCGTTGAAGGGCGAGCCGCCTGCGCCTTGGAAGAACGACAATGTGCTGCTGGCTTGCACCGTTACTTGGCCGCCACCAGGCACTGCAGTGCCTGTGAGTACGTTAGGAATGCCAACGAACATCGTCTTCACCGGTTGGATAGCCGCGGGGAGCGGTGCGAACGTAATCGCTCCGGCGGCGCCAGATTTGCTCGCCGTCCCATATGGGATAAGCAGCATGACCTGGTTACCCTGCCGTGACCAATAGGCAGCAGTATTGACGGGTGCAGTGACGAACCCACCCCAGGTGCCCGTGAACGTACCGGTATCGGGCGTCATGTCCACGAGAGCCGCGGCAGTTGGGCCGTAGCCTTGGATCTTGTTCGAGGTGACCGTGCCGCCGATGCTGAAGACGACAGTGGGGTGCGCGGTGCCGGCGGCAGTTGCTTGTGTGCCGGAGATGGATATTGTGAAACTGCCAGTGCCTAAGGACGCTATGACTGCGGTGCCGGCTTGTCCGTTGATGTAGTTGGTGCCGTTCCAATAGGCACCGCCTCCAACAAGGGAGACGGCCTCGGTCGCGCTACCGAATATCGCGCCGACGCCGGAAATTTGCATGGTAGGATAGAGTGTGCCGGTGCCCCATGTGTATGCTGTCGTGGTGCCCAGCACGACGATGTTGTTTGCGGCGACTACAAGTACTTTGTTGCCGCCCCCGCTGACATTTGTGCCGGATGCGAATACCGTTAATGGTATCCCTCCGGGGCCGGAAGAAAGACTGGCGCCCCCTTGACTGAAAGCACTATATGCGGTCAACGAATTTAAGCTGGTTACGGTGAGTGCTCCTAAGGCGTCTACTTCTCCTACAGCAATTGCTTTCAGAATCGGAAGGTTGCTAGTGTAGTTCCAGCCTAAGTTGCCATGCCCATCGCCACCCACCATGAGTAGCGTGCCGGTGCCGGCCACGTCGATAACTTGGATGGGCACGTCGACCGCCGCGTTGCCCGCGCGCACCTGCAGTCCCGAGGCTTTGCCGACATTCGTGCCGGCGAGCAACGTCAGCATGAATTGTGTAGTGGTGCCGGCAGTGTTGAGGATCTCAAGCCCGGTACTGATCGTCATGACTCCAGTAACGAACACCGGTCCCTGTGCTTGCAGCGCGGTGCCGCCCGCGGTCGCAGTCATGATCTGGTCTACACGGACTAGCTGATTAGCTGCCGCACCGATCTTGAACCCGATTTCGCCCGTGACTCCAGACACTAGAAGTTGCCTCCGTATATGTTGAAGGCGAGCGGAGCTCCGGTGCTAATTAGAGTGGTAAGCAGGCCCACAGCGAGCGTGTTGCCTGCTGCGACATACAATATCTTGTTGCCGCAGCTATCGAAGGGCAAGTTCTGCACGCCCTGCGTGCCATTCAGAAGATTTGTGACCGGTACGACGTACGACGTGGTGGTGCCTCCACCGGCGATCGCAGCCTGTCCAAGAACCTGTAAGACCGTACCAGTGGTGAGCAGCAGGACCATGGTACACGTCGCGGTGTCCATGTTTGCGACGCTTATGGCCGTGATGACCGCGCCGTTCGTGCCGGGGGTGAAGATCGTCGTTATGGTCCCTGTGCCCAGCGTGTTCGTGCCGTAGGCAAGAATCATCGTGCCGGTCGGATGGTAGATCGAGACCCCGGTGCCGATGAGTGATTGGGGAAATATGGGAGTATTGGTAACGGACATCAGAAGCCTCCGGCCATCGAATAGAAGACCTGGTCAAATGCGAAGTCGATGAAATGCGGGACGTCGCCCGCCGCTATGGCTCGGAATGTCGGTTGTGCGTTTGCCCCAGATGATGGTCCAAGGAACGCTAGATTTTTGGCCTGCGTGACCAATGTCATCGTGAATGTGCCGCTTGTCGTAATCGGCACGCCGGAGATCCCGAAGAGCTGGCTCGTGGATGCGTCAGTGCCGCTGACACTTGTCACTGATCCGGTGCTGGTGCTGACGCCCGCCGGCAGGTCGGCAGTCACGAGCGCTCGGAATGTCGGCTGCGCCGCGGCACCGCTCGTAGGGCCGGAGAAGACGAGATTCTTGGACTCGGTGTTGAGAGTCTGGACGAGAGCCACGGTGCCTGAGGTCGGACCGCCGCCACCGCTCTCGAGGTAGATCGGCGTCGCGCTCGCGTCCGTAAGGGTGACGGCGGTCACGCTCCCTGTGCCGCCGCCTCCGCTGCCTGGGGGGTATACCCCGAGGCGGGTAAGAATCACGAGAACCGCGTTCGAGAACCACTGATTGAACGGGCTGACGTTGGGCTCGTTGGAGAACCCACTCTGCGCGAACCCCGTGCCTAGATTTCCGCTCATCACCCCTCCCGAGGGCTAGGGCTTTATGCCGCCGGACCCTCCGTGATACGGCGGATGGTTGTCTTGCGGACCCAGTGGGCCAGCGAACGGGTTGTGCCCCGGCCACTCCCACCGATTCCGATACCCACTGAACTGATAGACCGGGTACGGCAGCTCAGGGCCTGCCGCGCCGTAGTCCAGAGAGCGCATGTCGATCGTGCGCTTCGCCGGCGGGTTCGTCGGAATGTTCGACGCCACTTACAGGACCTTGTGCACCCAGGCCACAACCGTTTCCACGATCGAGCTGTAATGCCCAACGGCCAAGGCAGCGATCAGCTGCTTGTAGTGGGTCTCGAGATACGTCTTCACCGCGACAGCTTTCGCTTCGAGCGCAGCCAGATCAGCCTTCAATGATGCGAGCATGATGCCCTCCGTTAGTAATTGGTCAGAACCCAAACTTGGCCTGCGCCGCCAGCACCGCCGGCGCCCGACGCCTGCGTGTTAATGCAGCTTCCGCCGCCGCCACCGCCGCCGCCCGCAGGACCGCCCTTGCCGCCTGCGCCACCAGCAGCCGCCGCGCTCGAGGCACCGCCGCCTCCGCCCGTGCCGCCATCAAGTCCAGTGTCGACGCCCGCAGCTCCGGCCGCGCCGTCGGTTGCGCCGCCTGCGCCCCCAGCAAGTCCCGTCTGGCCGCCGCCCGCGCCGCCGGCTTTGAATACCGCCGCGCCCGTAAGGCTGCCGCCACCGCCGCCGCCCGCGCCACCCAATACTGAGTTACCGCCCGCGCCGCCGACCGCTGCCGAGATGCTGGCCGCGCCGCCGCCGCCCGCGTTTTGATTGACTGCTGAGTTGCCTGCAGCTCCCGTGACACCCGCG